ACACTCCTGTAGCGCGGACAAGACCCTGACGGTGTGCTAACCCCGGACCCCGGGGGGTCGACACGGGTGGGATATATCCACGGTCGTCGACGCCGGACGAAAGGGGGTCGACCGGGGCGGGGTCTCCCGGTTCGGGGGTCTCTCCGGGGGTCTCGGGGCGGGGTCGACGATCGGGGTCCGGGGATCGGAGAGAACCGGCCGGCCGGCGGGGTCTCTCGGTCTCTCTCGGGGTCTCCCGTTCGTCGACCGGCGGGGTCTCGGGGGTCTCTCGGGGTCGGATCGTCGACCGGGGTCCGGGGTCCGGCCGCCCCTCGCGCGCAGAAATCCGAAGACGTCTTACCACCGGGTACTACTACCGGGTGCTGACGAGGGATCCGGGGTCCGGATCGTCGACCGGTCTCGGGGGTCTCCCGTTCGTCGACCGGGGCGGTCCGGGGCGGTCCGTCGGGGCGGGCGGTTCTCTCCCGGTCCGGGGTCCGGTCTCGGGGTCCGGTCTCGGTCTCCCGGTCTCGGTCTCCCGTTCGTCGACCGCCGGCCGGGGTCCGTCGGGGGGTCTCAAGCCCGGATCGTCGACCGGGGATCCCCGGGGTCGACCGCCGGACGGGGTCCGGATCGGCGACCCTTCCATACCGATCCGATCCGCGGTCTCTCAAGGGGACGGATCGGGGTCCGAAAGGGTCAGACACTACGGCCCGGGGTCCGGCGGTCCGTCGGGCGGATCCGTCGGGGGGTCCGTCGGTCGGATCCGATCCGGGAGAGAACCGCCCGCCAAGTCGTAGCATGGTAGCTCGGAGCATGGCAGACTCTCGGGGTCTCGGGGTCGGAGCTATGCGACGCCCTACCATGCTACGGTCTCAAGCCCCGGATCCGGTCTCGGGGTCGGACCCCTCATATGATGGTAGTAACACGATGTTAGCAGCGTTTCGACTGAAAATCCGCAGCAGGCCCATACAGCGATTTTCGGGGTCGAACGTCCTAAACCCCTCCCGGTAGTTGGAAAATGGATTCGGGTGTTTGGAGGGGTCGAGACGCCCGAATACGGCATAAGAACTCAGTTCCGTATTTGGGTAGCAATAATATCCCTGTAACTTATCCACTTGAAACAGGGGTTTGGGGGTCTCCCGGGATCCGGGGGGACTTCGGGGGTCCGGTCCGGGTGGGGTCCCTCCCGCCGTGATCGCGCGTACACGCCCCGTGCGCCGCGCTCTCCGTCGGTCTCGGGGGTCCGGGGGTCGGGCCGGAGACCCTTGCCTCAACAGATACCTTTAATACAAGGGGGGTGGTACGGTGTGTTGAGGAAAAGCGGGCCCGAGCCGGGGACGGACCCCGGTGATGAAGGATCGAAAACGACCCACCCGTATTCGGCGGGCGGAAAGACCGACCCCGGGGCTTCCCCGGGGGGATCGTATTCCGAAGCGATCGCAGGGCCTTCGAGACTTTGAAGGGCCGGGTAAGCCGAAAGGCACCGGCATAGGGCAACATAGGCGGAAGCTTATGGTATTGTCCGGATTTGATCCGGGCGTCCCGAGACTGCGCGGCAAGTGGGTCATACGCCCCTAACCATACCGAAGCGGAGCGGAAACCCGAACGCGCGACCGGCGCGGACGGGCGTATGCTCGGTTCCCTTCTTACCGCGAGACAGGTACGGCCCTTTCAGGGTCCGGAACCGTTCGGGAGGTATGAGTGTAGCAAAGTCCGGCGGGCCCGCGGGGGTCCGGGATTGAAGCGGTGTTATATCGTCCGAACGTTCGACCCCGGGATCGGCCCGGATCCTTCCACCTTATCGGATAGGGTCTCGGGGTCGGGCGATGATCACGACTAATCCCCGTAAGGGATCGGAGCGATCGGGATCGAAGGTTCCGCGGGATCGGCCCGCGCGGGAGTTCAATTCTCCCGGATCCTATTCCCCGACACTACCACCGGGGATCCCTACCATGCGACCAATTAACAAGCGCGAGACCGGTGAATTGTTCAAGTCCCTTGAAGCGGTCGGAACCGAGACCGAATACGCCCGCCGGATCCGGACGGAACTCGCGGCGCGGGGTTTCTAATGTCCGCGACCGCTTGCCCCCCGAGCCGGACCCCCGAAGATTACAGTCCGGACCCCGACGGGCATTTTGTCCGGCGGATCCGCGAGCGCAAAATCCCGGGATATGCGATCCGTAAGTGTATCCAAAACGGCGCGGTCGAGACCCTTGAAGCGGGGCGCGTCGCCCTTATCGCCGACGGGCATACGGTCGTCGTCAATCCCCGATCCATGACCGCGGAGACCGTTTACCGGGGGTCGCCGTAATGTGTCATATTCACGACGCGCGCCCGGTCCGTAGCTACGACACTATTCTCGGGCGGTACGTTCGACGTTGCCCGGTTTGTGTCGCCGAAACGCACTCACGACTAACCGCGACCCCGAACTAAAACCATGAGCCAAAACGACACTATCCGGCAGCTATTCACGAGCGTATCATTTACTCCCGGCTACGGCGACACGGGCCGGCGGATCGAGATCGTCGCCCGCGACTGTGAACTATGCGGCTACGATCGGGCATACGCCGAAACGTGGGTCAATCCCGAGATCGGCGAGGAGACCGAACACTCTTGTACGAATCCGGTTTGCCCGAACCATGAGATCCCGGCCGGTCTCGGGGGTCTCTAATGGTCGAGTACATGGAAAAGACGTGTCTGTGTGGTAATGATTTCACGACGCCCGTTTTCAAGTCCGGAAAACCGTGGAATAGCATTTGCCGGTGTTGCGCCGCGACCGGCCGCGGTCCCGCGGGGTCCCGATAATGGACCGAGAGATCCGCGAGTGTCCGGTATGCGGCGGCGATCTACTTGAACCGCGGTCCGGCGAGGTTTGGAACTGCGCGAGGTGCGCCCGCCAATTCCACCCGGACGAACTATAAGCGCGAGCGGCGGCCCGGGGTTCGACTCCCCGGCGCGTCCTTCCCCGACCTACCACGGGGATCCCGAACTACTATGAGCGAACTTGAAACCACCCGTAAGACGGCGGACGGCTACACGATTAGCGCGGAACTCGGCCTTACCGAGTTCTTGAACCACCCAAATGAAGATCCGATCGGCGAGTATGTCCATGTGTTCCCCGACTTCGAGAACCGCGAGATCCGGATTTACCGCTCGGTCCTTGAAGCGGGCGGCCCGAAGATTATGACCACTATCCCCGGCTCCGCGAGCTACACACGACGCCCGGGCGCGGTCGAGAACTACCCGGACGGATTTTACCTAACCGGCGGGGCGGGCGAGACACTTCTTACCCTACTCCGCTGCTACCGAAACGAAACCACGGCCGACGGTCTCCGGATCAATTGGTGGGGCGTGAACAATTCCCCGAGCATGGATGAATCGGACCGAGATAATGAATCCCTGATTGTGAGCTACCGGACCGGCTCCGGCCGCGAGCAAAAGATCCACATCGATCACAGCTACGACCCCCGGCGACGGTCGCACATGATGGCTACCGGCGACGGCTACGACTTCCCGAACTAAAACCATGACAACCTACATCATATCAATTGACAATCTGTTCAAGATCGACGCGCCGAGCGAGACCGAGGCATACGACAAGCTCCGCGAGCGGATCGAAGCGGGCGAGCTTTTCGACGGAACCGATCCCGCCCTTGTGACGATCGAAGCGGAGTAACCGCGAGCGGCGGTCCCGGGTTCGACTCCCGGGCGCGGCGTGGCCCCTACTACCGGGGTTCGAACTACCATGAAATTGATAGACGAATACAACGTCGAAAGCAAAGACGATCTGGCACCTACCACCCGGCGAACATACGGACCGAGCGGCGGGATCGTGCCGGGATACTGTGCGGGATACGTGTACGACGGGGCGGCGTTCTGCCCCGAGTGCGCGGCCGAGATCGACGTGCCGACGGCCGACGGCGAGAGTCACAAAATGGACGCATATCCGGCCGACGCGACCGACGGCCACGGGTTCGGGGTCGGCGTTATCTCCGGGTTCGACGAGTGGGACGAGCCCGGCGCGAGTTGCGACGTGTGCCACCGCCGGCTACGGACGAACATTATCAGGTACGAATAATGTTCCGTGAATTACTCCGCCGACTCCGCCCCGGATTTGAGCCCGAGCCCGATCCGGTTCCGTGGGCGGTTGAAAAGTGGGACAAAATCCCGAACGACGAGCTACGAAAATGAAGATCATCAACATAGACGACGTGCGGACGGCAGCATTTGAACTCGGTTTCGGCCGCTTCAAGGACATGGATCCGGTCGACCCCGAGACGTTCGACGTGAGCCATTTCACCGAGACCGCCGAGTACGCAAATAACGTTGCGCCGATCCTTCGGCAGTTATCAGGGTTCGGGGACGTTCACGGGGGGACGTATCAAAAGCACCGCGACGTTCTCGTTATCAATCAGGACGAGGCGGACGAACTCGCGGCCGACGCGGGATTCATAGACGCGGACATGATTTGGTCGCCCGAACTGTTCGACGACATACATGACTCATGGCTTGAAGGTGTGTATGAAGCGGTCGAGTTGGCGGCGGCGAAGCGCCCGGCCGAATAAACTGAATCGGTGTTGCGATGATCCGGCGAGGGGAGCAACTGGATACGTTCATATAATGACACATGATAAATCGGAATACGATTTTGAAGTTCTCCAATTTCCCGACATACCCGACATAATACTTGTGTGGGTTTCGGACACAACCGACGAGTGGATCGAATCTGACGAATACGTGACCCCCGAGCCGTGACCCCGGGGACAAACTACCGACAAATGAGCTACAAGAGCTACCCGACCGACGTGCTGCTTTCGACCTACTACCACGCCGACCTTATCGCCGAGGGGCTGATTCCCGGCGACAAGACGCTCGCCGACGTGACCGATATGCTGCTCGAACTCGACGCCCGGGGCGTGTGCGTCCGCGAGGAAACGCCGCCGACGTGGTACACGTTTTACGCCGACCCGGAGAACCGCGACACGATCGCCCCCCGCCCCTAAGCATGAACTACACCGAACTACCTACCGACGAACTGATTTCCACCTACTTCGAGACCGACACCCGACTCCACGACTGCGATGGAACCGCCGGCCGACTGTCGGACATGGCGGCCATGATGGACGAACTCGACGCCCGGGGCGTGTGCCCGCGGCAGCTTGAGGCCCCGAGTTGGTACGCTTCGGCGACCGACTCCCGGCGTGGTATCTGCTAATCTGTAACTAATTTCTATTCTCGGTTTTCCGTACCCCGGGCGCGAATTTGAGCCCGGGTCCGAACTGCCATGAGCGCAACTACCACACCCGACGGCGAGGCACAGGCACCCGAGAACACGACAAGCGAATACGAACACCTCCACGGAACGGCGGGCGTTCTGTCCATGAACGGCGCGGAGATCGAACTTAGCTACGGCGATATGATGGATATTCGGTCGGCCCTTATGCGTGCCGCGTGGCGTCACCGCGACGAGGATCGGCCCGTTTCCGTCCGGACGCAAATGTCGCTGCGCGAAAAGCTCGCCCCGGCGGTCGGGCGCGACGAGTAAACAGGGATCCCCCGGTAGTATTTCGCCCCCGCGGACGGTCGCCCGAGAATTGGTAACTCCCGGGTCCGGGTTCGACTCCCGGCCGCGGACTTCCCCATTTGGGGAGAGACACACGTATCGAGAGACGCCGACCCCGACGGCTGCGTATCGGGATCCGAACTACCACCCTATGAGCGAAAACGACATGACGGCAGCGGAGTACAGCGAGGAGATTGACAGCATGGCGGCGATTATTCTCGATGAGACGATCGAGTACGCCGACGCGGAGATCGGCAGCGACAGCTTCGAGGAGGAGTTAGACCGCGAGATTTGGGAGACGGCCGACAGTCACTCATGGATGATTTACACCGGCTACCACATGGACGTGCTGCGCCATGCGGATAACGAACCGACAGAGTGGTACAACTTTGTGGATCTCGGCGAGACACCCGGCTACCGCGACGTAATTCAGGCTATGGCCTTCGACGTGTTTTACGCCGACTTGTACGGGGCTACCTTCGACAAGCTCCGCGAGCTTCGGGAGGCCGAGTAATGAAGACGATCGACGGCGGGATTCACGTCGAACACCGCGCCGACCCCGAGCGGGGCCGTTACAAGATCACGACCCGATCCGGCCGGGAGATCGTATGGGCCGACACGCTAAACATCAACGGCGATCGGCCGTTCGCGTTCGGCGGCGAGGGGCCGGGAGCGATCGTTGAGTTCGGAGCGGATAACGGAACCACTACCACGATCCTACTCGACGACCCCCGAGGAAAGAACGACGGCCCGCACGCAACGATCCACCTGTAAACAACTACCACCTACCTAACCATGAACTACGAAAACAACAGCAACAGCGACAGCTACGACCTTCAGGACACTTTCGGCGGCGAGGCGATCGACGCGAACACGCTAACCATGCGCCGCCGTGTCATGGACACGCTCGGGATCGACTACGAAACGGCGGCCGGGTACGTCGACGGGCCGGACGTTCTCAACGACTGGAACCGGCTACTCGCGGTCGACGGAATCGAGGACGTGGACCCCGCGATGTTCACGGACCGCGACCGCCGGATCGCGTTCCTTTGGACCGCCGAGGTTGCGGGCCAAACCGGCGAGCGCGCGGCCGACCTCGCGGTGATCCACATGGAAACCGAAGGCGAGATCGAGACGTTCTTTTCGCGGGACAAGTACGCCGTCGAGGCGTTCAACGATATGCCCGAGGACGTGGCCGACGGCGAACACCGGTTCTACTTACTCAACGAGGCCGGTAGCCCGGGCGATCAGGTTCTCGAAGTGTACGACGGTGGCAACGGACTCATGTTTGATTCGTGGGGCTACCGGTCCGACGGCATGAATTACAGCTACGTAATGGGGTCCGACGAGTTCCTTGTTCTCGACCCCGAGGACCACCCGGTCGACGTTATCCACCACGACATGATGTATGAACACACCGACCCCGTGTCGATCGCCACGACCGAGGGCGTGTTCAAATTCGAGTCGCGCGGCGGTGTCATGTGGTCGCACGACTACGACGCTCCCGAGTGGGCGTGGGAAACGGCGGCCGACGTGTACCGCGGCGAGCTTGAGGGCTACGAAAGCGTCGGAACCGGCTGGCACTCGTCGCTCGAAAAGTCGGAACTCTCCGAGCTGATCAACGAGATTACCCGGGGCAACTTCCACGCGGACGCGCCGTCGGAACTCGACGTGCCTCCGGTGATCGTGAAGTTCTCCGGAACCGGTAACGTGTGCTCGATCGGTATCTCGGTGTTCACGACCCCGGACTTTGCCGACGAACTCGGCGAGATTGTCTCCGGAAAGCGGTCGGCTCCGGGGTACGCCGGGGTGGGGCGCTAATGCGAGACCGAGAATTTGCCTTCGGTAAGAACACGGCCGGGGACTGTGCGTGTCCGGCGGTGACGGCGGGGTTCAATCCCGACAACGACGCGTCGATCGAACCCGCGGAGTGGTACGACGAGTACCTTCGAGAACACGATCACGGCGACTCCGGGATCGTCGACGAGGACACGGCTTACGGGGCGTGGTGGTCGATCCTGAAAGAACTCGGCGAGCGTGCGGACCGCGACCCCGGCCGATACGAGGAGGCGTACCGCGTCGGGCGTGAGATCGCGGACGAACTCGGGTGGATCTAATGACTTACACACAAGACGAGATCGAGGAGTTCCGGGCACGGTGGCACGAATACATCGGCGGTTTCGAGCGGCTGAAATTGGCCGTCCCCGCCGAGAAAATGGCCGACGTGACCGAGGCACAAGAACAACTGCGCCACGCTGTCGAAGACGCCTGCGAGAGCTTCGAGGACGAGCTATGAGCAAATGCGATTTCTGCGGGCACCTCGCGCTGAACGGGAAGCGGGTCGCTCGGAACTATGAGGAGGGCGGTTACAAGGAGTACCGCGGCCCGGCCGGTCCGACCTCGGATCTGGCGTGCCGGAACTGTGCGAAGGCCACGCTCAACGACGACGAGGACGCGTGGGACGAGATGGACCGGCGGATTCTCGCGCAAACCAAGTAACCACGACCGGGCGGCCCGGGGTTCGACTCCCCGGCGTGGCGTTCCGGCTACGGGCCGGGGAGAGACCGAACTACCATGAACCGAACAAAACAGCTTGAGAAAGACGACGTAGTGCGATTCGAGTATGTCGGCGACCGCTTCGAGGACGGCCAATACGAGGGCACGATCACGCAACTCGGCCCCCGGCGGGCGACGATCAACAGCGGCGGCGAGCGAGTGTATATCAGCGACCCGGATCGGATTCTCGGGGTCGTGCGCTCGGCCGCCCCGGACCGGATCAACCATATGGGCGAAGACATTTTCCGGTGGAACGGCGCGCTCGGGAAGGAACCGCTCGCCCCGCTCCGGGAGGAGCTATGAGCGCGGCGGTCGACCCGGAGACGCTAATTTTCCCCGAACTTCCCCGGGGCTTCGAGTGGTGGTCCGGCGAGCGCGGCGGGGCCTACTACACCCGGTGGTTCGGAACCGCGTTCCGGATGGGCGGGTCGCTGGCGGGAAAGCACGGTCTCGGCGGCTACGAGGGCGAAATGTATTGGGATAGAACCGGTCGCCACCACGTCGCTATCTACCCGGTAATCGGTACCCGACGGGACGGCGATCCCGAGGTTGACGAGTACCCTGTCGCGCGGGGTTCTTACGCAACCGAGCAGGCGGCGCTCGACGCCGTGCCCGGACTGATTCTCGACCTATGATCGAGGGGCAACTGATTGACATACTGACGTATCTGTTCGTCGTCGCGTCGCTGTACTACGGACTCAAACGATGATCGAGACCGAGTTCCGATTCGTGTTCCACGGATCGATAGCCGACGCCGAGGCGTTCTGCCGCGAACAGTTCGACGACTAACACTACCACAACCATGAAAACCGAACTACCTACCACCGACGAGCTTGCTAACACGCTGAACAACATCGTATCGCAGTCCGGCCTGCTGTTTCAGGCACACCCGACGCTTCCCGGGTGGGAAGTGACCCGACCCGGCGCGATGGAGGCCGAGGTCGTCGCGTTCAAGAACAAGGCCGTGTACCCGGCGTTCGTCCGGCTGTCGCTCCGCGTGTTCTACGCTGGCGAGACCGACGAGGACGGGATTACCTACGGAGAGGACACGTACATCGTGGAAACGCTCGACAACGGCCCGTACCCGTGGGAGGAGCGGGCGCACGACACGGCCGAGGCGGCGCTGCGAGACATGGCCTCAATCATGCTCGACGTGGCCGACGCCCGCGAGCCGAAAGACGACTCGGAGATCGTCGCATGAGCACTCCCGCGACCCGGGCGCGCTTCGAGTGTCCGTGCGGAAACGCCGTGATCCGGCCCCGGATGATGGATCGGCCCGACCCCGAGTGCCTGCGGTGTCACTCGATGGTATGGGTGGGGGACGTGTAATGGAATACGATCCCTGTACCTGCCGCGAGTGCGGCCGAGAGTTCAATCTGGCGTATCAACCCTACTACGACAACATCTGTCCCTCCTGTAAACCATGAATAACAACACCAGTAACCGAGCGGAGGCGGAGTAATGACCCCAACATGGGAAATTGTCGGACTCGCGTTCAGCGTGGGCGCGGCTATACCGGTCCTACTGTGGCTGACGTATTGGCTCGCGGTTGACGAGGCGAAGCGACAGATAGACCGGAAGCTCCGGGAGGCCCGCTAATGGCCGGCAACTACCCGGCCGGCGTAACCGACGGACACCCGTACTTCAACCCCCCGGACCACAGCCACGATCATCGGTGGTACGACGTTGAGGGTCCGATCTTCGAGGACGGCGCGGCCGCGTTCATCGCCTCCTGCGATTACGTTGAGGGGCGGTGGGGCGAGGGCTGGTCCTGCGAGGAGACCCGGTATTGGCGCTGCGAGGTTGAGCGCGTCACGGTCCACCGCGAGGGCGAGCTTCCCGTGTCCTACCTCGCGTCGACCGAGCGCCCGAACGAGGAGTGGCGCTACGTCGAGCGGCTGTACGAGGAGGCGCTGTGCGGCGTCGAGCGGGAGTTTCGAGACGGCGAGCTTGATGTGGTCGACGTTGACCCGGCGAACGAATATGGAGAGGGCTACGTCCGCGTGCGGCTCGGAAACTACGAGGTGATCTACGAGCAGGACCAATAGATCGATAGAATCCCTGTGTATCTCCCCACCGCGACGGCGGTCCCGGGTTCGACTCCCGGGCGCGGCCTTCCGGCTTTGGGCCGGAGAGAGACCGACGAATAGTTTGATAATCAACCGACAGAAAACCACAGATATGAGCGAAACTACGGAAGTGACCGAGACGGTGTTTCGGCAGTATGAGCACGTACAGCGGAGCGGGGCGACGAACATGGTCATGCGCGGTAAGGTTCGGGACGTTGCCCGGGAGTTGGGCTTTGACGAGCTTGCCGAGTTCATCGAGGAGGGCGACTACTACGAGATCCTGAACAACTACGACGAGTACGCCGAGAAGTTCGGCAGCGAAGTCGCGGGGGCGTACTGATGGGCGGCTACATGGACTTCGAGGTGTACGTGAACGGCGAACGCGTCGTTATCCGGGGCGTAGAGCGCGCCGAGGAGGAGTACGGCGAAACGCACCCGAGAGCCGGCGAGTGGGAGACCTTCGCGTACCTCCACGTCGAGCCCGTCGAACGGGCGAAGGAGACCACGACCCGCGTCCCGATCGGGTCGGTCAAGTGCGACGGCGGGGCAAGCGCCCTGTACGACCACCTATTCGAGCGGGGCCTGATCCCGGCGTGGTTCTACGACGGCCGCGAGCCCGACGAGACCCTTGAAGCGTAAGGAACTGTAAGCAGTCTGACAGCGTGGGGCCGATTCAAAAGTCGGTTCAAAATTTTTTCTGGAAATAGAGATATGAAATTCAGCACATCAAGAATCATCGACAGCAACGGCACCAAATTCCGCGTCGGATGGGACGAGCACGGCTGGTTCACGATCGACCGCGGCGAAATGTGGGGCGAGGAGGGCGAGGAGCCCGAGTTCTACTCCGACGACTCGGACCTTGTTTCGTTCGACCCGGCCGGGGCCGAGGAACTAATAGCGGCGGTTGAGGAGGAACTGTAAATGATCTACACAGAAGAAGATATGCGAGAGGCGTTCGTTGCCGGCCACGCGGCCGGGAGATACCGCGGTCGTGTGTCGGCAGCGAGCCGACTGTCGGAGTTCAAGCGCAAGTCTGCCGAGAGTTCATACGACAAGTGGAGGGTCTACGCGAACGAAAGCGTGGGCCACGACCTGAACGATCTGAACGATCTCGTCCGGGCCTTGGAGGAGTCAAAATAATGTTCTACGATTCGCGCGGAAACCCTGTCGAGATTCGGTCGGACCCGGGCCTCGTGTGCTCCTACTGTAAGTACGATAATACCCCCGGGCCGGCTTCGGACGGTGCCCCGGGCTGTTGCGAGGGCTGCGGCGCGCACCTGTAGGCGTCAGAACGCAAGCCCCTCGTAGTATTCGCGTAGCTCGATAAGACGGCCGTAGGTGTACCGCTCGGCGTTCACTCGGTCGTTAGCGTAGACGAACCGGATGTTCTCGGGCCGAGACCACGCTTTGATCGAGCCAATCGCGGCGTTCGGGTTCATCTGTGAGCGGTAGTCGCCGGACTCGATTTGGTCGCGGCTGGCCTCAATCACGACCTCGAACATCCCCATGTCGGCGGCGCGGTCCATCTCCCGCTGGAAGCGGTTACGGCCGCGGGTCATGGTCCCCATCAAGTCGGGGAGGGACTTCCGTTCAATCACGAACACGTCCTCGTATCCCTCGATCGTGTAGTCGCCTGTTTCGAGACCCACGGTCTCGGTCGTCACGTCGGGGTAGCCCTCGAACGTCCACGGTTTCTGCTCGCGGCTGTCGACGAGGATCTTCATTAGAAGGCCCCCGGGCTGACGCCCGCGGCCTCGATACGTCGAAGGGCGCGAACTATCTGGCCGTCCTCGAAGCCGCGTTCTTCCGCGAACTCGGCCATTAGAGCATCGCGCTCCTTGGCCTGTGGGTGGTACTTGCGACCGTCCGGAGCCGCGGCGAGCACGCACAGGGAGAAGGCGGCAAGCTCAACGGAGATACCACCGACTTCCCGGAGGTCGAGGCGTTCCATCGCCTGCCGACCGATAGTTTTCTGGAAGGTGGTTAGTTCAAGCCATCCGGAGATCGAGTCAAAGACTGCGAGCCGTTCCATGCGGCGGAGCTTTGTTTCGTCAGCCCAATTCCGGGTGTAGACGCCCGAGTTGTACCCGGCCATAAGCTTCCAGTATTCGGCGTCCCGGGAGTCGGCCTCCTCGGGGTGGAACTTCGTGGCGTTTCCGGTGTCGGGACTGGTCAGCGGTTCGACTTCTTCTTCGTTGAAAGTAGACATAGATAGATACCAAGATTAGATATGAGAGAGAGTGACATGGACCACTACAGTACCTACTACAGTACCCTAATAGAGAACCACAGTTGTGGCTCGTATTGTGGGCCTCCTTGGGATAGAACCTCCACCCAAGGACAGCACAGCTTACAGCACAGCACACTATTCAGGACGCTAATTAGGACGGAGTACAGGCACAGCTTGCGCTCCGAGTTTAGGAACTGTAGGGGGTGGTCTTGGGAAGGTCCCTTCGCCTCCTCCTCATATAACAGACTACCCGTACCCATATAAAGATATGTATTTTGACTATGAAAGACAGTAAACATGAAACCAGCAGTAGCACCGAAAACACTTTTGAACGGCCCTCGGGTTACACGTCCATGAGTACAGAGAGCGGCGAAGACGACCTTGTGAACGTCTACGTGGCCGGCGTGTTCGACGCGGAGCACGCTATCCGTGTGGGCATCGAGAAGTCGGACTCGCACCGAGTTGGCTACCAAATCGTCCCGAAGATCGAGCTTCGGTCGACGAGCCGTGAGCTTGTGAACGTCGTCCTGAATTGGCTCCGTTCAATCGGGGTCCACGCCCGGATGGAGAACCGGGGGACGAACCGGTCGAGCTACCTGATCCAGATCGAAAAGCGCGACGATGTTGAGCGCGTGATCGAGGCCATCCGCCCGTACCTAATCGTTCAGGACCGGACGGCGGACGTTGTACTGGAGGAGATCATCGGCCGGCTCAATGAAGATCGAGTAATTACCGAGGAGCGGTTCGTGGAGATGGTCGGGTATGCCGACTCCCTCCCGGACATTAGCCCGGGGAACAAGAAGTACACCGCGTCCTACTTCCGGGAGGAGTTCGGTCTGGAGGAGCCGGAGGAGGAGCCCGAGGCTTAGAGCGCATTGTGTTCTTCGAGAACATCTTGGAGCATCTTCGCGCAGGTAACGTAGGCCGCGCCCTCGGTCTCGCGCTCCCGGAAGTCGTCGAGAAGGTCGAGCAGCGCGTCGGCGGGGACGGTCGTGGCGGCCGGCTGCTGCGCTTCTGACGGAGATTGGGTCATAGACTTGAGCTTGTTACGATACTCGCTCAGGTCCGCCTGTGCGGCCTGTGGACGGGGGCTCCGTTTTCCCGCCTCCTCCCGGTACACCGAGAGCGGGATAGAAGCGTCTTCGACAGTCGCGTCTTCGGGGTGCTGGCCGTCGCCTCGCTTCATCCCGAGGTGAACATCAAGGCCATGTTCCCCGTTGAACGTCCGGAAGCAGTACCCGCATAGGATTCGCTCGTCGGGCTCGGCTTGTGGCCGGCTACGAATCTGCGTGTACTCAACTATGTTCGGCGACTGTTCCTCGTAATCGTCCGGGACTGTCCCCCGCTCTCCGTGTTCTTGATCGTCGGCTGCGGAGACGTGACCGTACAGAGACCGGCGGAAAATAGGTTCCTGACAGTATGGGCACTCGACGACAGGTTCCACTCGGTCTTGTACTTGATCGCTTGACACGACTTGTCATACAACGGCAGACGACTTAAGTAATGATGTACTATTCCGGGTTACTGTGCTATCACATAGCTCAGTAGCTTTAAGAGGGTGCGAGTAGTCTGTTATATGAGGACGGCAGTACGGCTCTTGGTTTTGGCTGACGCGAATATCTTAGAGTCCTCAATGGCGGCCCCATGACCATGCCCCTCGACGGGCGTGGGTGGGGTTAGGGTGTGGTTCGATTCCCACCGAGGACGTGCGCCCCATCCGTGGGCGCTTCTGTCTCTCTCCGGTCCCACAAGGGACCTTCGGTGCGGTGCGGTCATTTGGTGAATAGAAGAACTACCACAACCGCCCCCGCGAGCGGCGTCTTTCGCGGAACCTACCAGAAGAAATGTCTAACTACGGCAACTACGGCAACTACGGCGGAAGCTCGAAGAACGACCCCATCCTCGACGTGCGTGTCAACACCGCGCTTCGAGCGACCCTCAACGGCGTCATGGGGACCGGCCCCGGACAGTACGGCCAGCAGATCGGCGTGACCCTCGGCGACGTTGAGGTGATCGACGGCGTGCTGATGAAGAACGTCTCGCGCTCGGAAGAACAGTCGCCTAAGCTCCGCCTGTGGGCGTGGGAGGACCTGTTCGACGTGGACAACCCCGAGAACGAGATCGACCCGGCCGAGGCGACCGCGGAGGACGCCCCGGAGACCTACGCGCACCACCACTCGAAGGGCACGACCTACTACGAACTGGTCTCGGCCCGCAAGGGCTCCGGTGAGCCCGGCGAGGACGGCGAGTCGGGTGCCCCCGAGAACGTCGGCGACTTCATGTGGTTCGAGTCGGGCGCGTCGAAGCCCTCGGCGACGGCCAAGTCGCTGGCGAACGTGCTGACGAACATGGGCGGCGACGCGCTTCTCGACACGAGCGAACTCGACCAGCCCATCTACGGCTGGCTCGACCGCGGCGTCTCGATCCGGCCCGACGCACAGGGCGCTCGCGTGGAGATCGCCAAGGTTCTGCGCCCCGGTGACGAGTACGATTACCACCACCCGGTGATCATCGACCTCGACACGATGGAGGCATACGGGCAGTACCAGCCCGGCGAGGCTGCGGCAGCCCCCACGCCCGCGGAGCCGGCCGCTGCGCCGGTCCCGGCCGGTGGCGCTCCCGTTGAGGTCGAGGGCGAGACGACGCCCGCAGCGGCCCCGGGCGGGGACGTGAACAAGCACGTCGACAAGTTCGTCACGACCATGCGCGACCTCCAGCAGACGAACGAGGACATTATCCGGGGGCAGCTTGAGTCGCTGATCGGCTCGGAGGCGACCCCGCTCTCGGAGGACGACGTGGAGGAGTTCGGCGGCGAGGACGCCGTGGTCGAGGCCGTGGTCTCGTGAGCGCGCTCGCTAACGTCGGCGCGGTTCTGGCGTTGTTCCTCACGGTCGCGCTTGCTCTGTTGATCGTCGCACTTCGGCTCGCGTTCGTTCTCGCGCTCGTCGTTCTCGTGTTCGGGGGAGCGTACCTCGTCCTACAGCACATCGGAGTGCTCGGAGTGCTCGCGGCCGTGGCGTAGATGGGCGACACGGTTTCGGTCGAGTGCCGGGACTGTCTCGCCACCTTCCGATATAAGCTCACGAACGACGGCCGTATCCTACACGGCTGTCCCGAGTGCGAGTCGGATCGCGTTCGACAGGCCGAGTGACCCGGGCTCACTACTCATAGGGACCGACCCACGAGCCCGTTCTACGATGGAACCGCCTTGCCCGGCGGGTTCTTTCGCACACCGGACTACCACAACCAAACTACCATGAAAGTAACAGAAACAAGTGTCAGCTACAGTACAAAAAAGCAGGTCGACCGCTTCGAGCCCGTGGAGATTACGGGCGGTGTGACGGCCACGGTCGAGGACGGCGAGGACCCCGAGGAGGTGCGTGCGGAGTTGTACGCCGGCCTCCGCGACGAGGTTGACCGCCGGATGCTCGACGTGCTCCTCGAACACAAGATGGACGCTGACGCGGACGACGAATAGGCGGACCGCCCACGGATGAACGATCTATCTATCTCATTTATGACTGACGAACCTATCTACGGCATCGACGCAACGCTCACCGGGAGCCTCGAAGTGTATGACGGCACGAACCGGCCCATCGGCGAGGCGCTGAAAGCCGCCGTCGCGGACACGGTTGAGGGCTTCTCGGGTGTATTAGACGACGCAACGATTCGGTCCCTTAGCTACTCGCACGGCGAGCTTCACGTTGAGCTTCGCTCGGAGTACGAGGACAGCTTCATAGAGGAGGACCAGTAATGCCGACGAAGGACGAGCTTCTGGACGCCATCGAGGACGCCCGGAAGCGTGCGGAGATGGCGGAGCGGTCGGCCCACAAAACACAGGGTCCGTACCGCGACCCGTGCGTCCGGAACATCCGAGAGATTCAGGAGGTTCTTGACGAGGTACTGCGGTAATGCCCGTTCCGTCGCTACACGAGTCGCTGAAACTGCTCGAAGACGACGGGCTTGTCGGCGAAGCGGAGAACGCGCTGTCCTGTCTCGTGCTCTACCCGCGCGGGGGTCTGGTGGCTATCACCGGGCCGGCCTCGACGGGGAAGACGTGGATGTTGGAGCGCGTCGAGCGGGCCTACGGTTCGGGAGTGTCGTATCACGTCCCGACCACGGCCTCGCCGACCGCGCTGTTCTACGACCACAAGGACGCGAACCGACACCCGGTCCACATCTGGCCCGATATAACGGAAATGGGTGAGACGTGGGAGAGTATTCTTAAGGCGATCGGCGAGGGTAAGCCGGCGGATCGCAAGGTCACGGACATTAACATCCGCGACGAGGACGGCGACATTGGAACCTCGGACATGACGATTCAGGTTCCGAGGACGACGTTCATGGTGTTCGCCTCCAATAACGAAAACTTCAATTCTAACGAGCTACCGGAGCTGATCTCTCGCTCGCTCGGAGTCTCGATGGACTCGACGGCGGGCCAGACGCAGCGTGTGCTCGAACGGCAGGCGGAGATCGCGGCGGGGCTGTACGTCCCGCAGCTTGACCCGTCTCGGGCCGACGAGATCAAGAACCACCTGCGCGGTATCCAGTCGTTCGTCGCCGACTTCGAGCGGCAGGGCGGCCGGTTCCTGAACCCGATTCTCCCGGAAGTGACGAAGGAGGGCTTGCTTCCGACCATCTTCCCGGAGGCGCGTCGGGACTTCAAGAAGCTCAAGAAGTTCATGGAGGCGATGGCGCTGTTCCACTACGAGGACCGCCCGCGATTCATGGACGACGATGGCAACCCTGTGCTCGTCGTCACGCCCGAGGACGCGTGGCTCTCGATGAAGGTCTTTGGAGAACGACTCGTCTTGAGCGCGCTGTCGCTCACGATGGACGACCTAACGATTCTGACGCTGGTCCGGACGCGCAAGTCCGCGTTCTCGGCGGCGCAGATTCGGCAGGAGGTCGCCAAGCCCATCGAGGACGGCGGCGCGGGGCTGACCATCTCGACGAGGGACGTGCGGCGTTCTCTCGAAAACATGGCCGAGAAGGGCTACATCCAGCCGAACGAGGAGGACTCGCCCAAGACCTACCAGCCGGGGTTCTTCGCCCCGCAGGTGGACCACTCAACGGCGATGCCGTGGGCCGATCTTCTGGACCGGACCGCGGAGAACGCCCGGGACGCGCTTCCGGACTACATCGCCGAGGACTACGTGGCCGAGTTCTGCGAGAACCCCGCCGCCACCCACCCGATTACGGGCGACGTGGTGGAGATCCGGGAGGACGCGGAGTTCGAGGCCGAGCTTGCCGAAAAGACCCGTGACATGGAAGACGCGCTCGGGAGCAACCCGTTCACGTCTTCGGAGTCCGACGAGGAGGAGGACGAGGCGGACGCCGCCCCGGACGCCTCCGAGCCGGGCGACGGTCAGTCGGGCTTCGGCACCTTCGCATGAGCGCCGCCGTGGTAGAACGCCCCGACGGCCTCTCCGAACACGCGCTCGCACTCCGGAGTACGATTCCGGTGTGGTGTCCGACCTACCCTCGGCGAGCGACGAAACATCAAGAGTGGGTGCTGGACGAGGACGTGCTGTTCTCGGCACTCGCGGACGAGACCGGGAGCGGCCCGGGATACGTCTCGGTGTATGCGTTCCCCGAGGGCCACCCCCGCGACGGGGGTATCCCGGAGATCGACACGGTGTTCTTCGACTTCGACATACCGGGTGACTCGTTGTACGGTCGCCCGAAGACGCCGGAGGACGTGAACGAGCTAATGTGGTCGGCCGAGATGAACCGGCTCCTCTCGATGATCGGCGACGTGGCCGCGGAGATTCTGGACACGGGGATGGCCCCGTACTTCCGCGCGTCGCTGTCCGGTCACAAGGGGGTCCACCTGTTCATCGACTTCGAGCCGATTGACCTTGCGTTCGGTCCGACGGCGTATCAGGTCCAGCGCGGGCTGGCCGAGTACGTTGAGGGGCTGGTGGACGTGTTCCGCGAGGCGGCGGGTTCTGCCGTGGACGAGTTCCTTGACGTGGACTCGACGGACATAGCCCGGCTGACCCGCGTGCCGAACACGGTTCACGACACGGCTACGATGCTGTACGAGGAGCCCCGGTTCTGCGTCCCGGTGTCGATCGAGGAATTGGTCGACATAGACGCGGACACATACCGGCGGCTCACAGCGGCACCGCGGCTCCCCCCGCACCCGGAGCGTCGGCCGAGCGAGAAGGCCGCCGACGTGCTCACGCGGTACATCTGGATGGCCCCCGGCGGGCCGTCCCAATCGAGTACCGGTCCGGGTATCCGGGGGACGCGCACACAGGCGTTGTCTCACTACCGAGAGAACGTCGCCGACTCCTCGATTACGCTTGAGGACGGCTACATGACGGTCAAGGACCACCTGTTACAGCGGAAACCCTGTATGTGGTGGTTCCGAGACCGCGACGACTGTTGGGACCACGGCAATCAGTCCCACTACTTCAAGATCGCCATCATCAACGAACTGACGTTGATGGGTGCGCCCCTTGAGGTGATACACGAGTTCTTCTCCGGGACGCCGAACTACGATGAACGGCTCACCGAGTCCGAGATCGGCGCGGTACTCTCTATGAATTACCACCGCCCGACCGGGATGAAGAAGCTCCGACAGCACTCCCCCATCTTCGCGGGGACGAACCAGCCTTCGAGATAATTCAGACCCAATACGACTTCTTGCCGGGCGTTTCCTGTCCGGCCCTGCCGTATCTGCGAGTCTAATCTTCTCGATCTATCTACATGACTATCCGATCTACTGACATTATTGCGGAACTGCCGAAGACGACCAATGACCTCGCCGCCAAGTTCGGTATCTCTCCGTCCACGGTGCGAGATCACTTTGCGAATCTGAAAGCCCGGGGCTACGAGTTCGACCACGACGAGGAGGGACGCCGGGTCCTTGTCTCCGACGCGAAGGTCGTGACCGAGCCCTCGAACTACACGGCGGCCTTCCCGGAGGGTTCCGGGACGACGACCCGCCGAGTCAACGAACACTTCGCGGACCTCAAGCCGCGACTGAACTCCTTGCTGGCCGCCTCGAAGCCCGCGGTGGCCGATGGGGGACAGAACCCGTCGCCCGACGCGGAGGACGTAGTGATCTTCCGGACCGATTCTCACTTCGGCGACCTTGAGCGCGACGAGTACGGCCGCGTGATCTTCAACTCGGAGATCGCCCGGGCGCGCGAGGAACACATTACGGACGAGGTTATGAGCCTCGTCGACCGGCAGGAGAGGGCGGGTTCTGTCTTCGACACGGCCCACCTGCTGCTCGGCGGTGACATTGTGACCGGCGAGGGCATCTACCCCGGCCAGCAATGGGAGAGCGACCTGCCGATTGACAAGCAGATCGACATGGCCGTCGACGTGTTCTTCGAGCAGATCCAGCGCCTCTCGGCCCGCTTCCCGACCGTTCAGGTCGTGTGCGTTCCGGGGAACCACGGCGAACTCCGCGTCTCGGACGCCTCCGGTGGCGCGAACGCGGACCTGTTCGTCTACGGGTTCCTCGATATGCTCGTCCGACAGTCGGACATGGAGAACGTGACGTTCATCCGGAACGAGTCCACGAACTTCTGTAACTTCGACCTCCGTGGGGGTCGCTGGCGCGGCCACCTTCGCCACGGGCAGGACTCGCTGTCTCACGTCGGAACGACCTCCGGCAAGGAGCGGTGGGGCGCGTGGCAGCGGAACAACCAGTTCGACATTGGCTACCGGGGACACTACCACGAGGTCAAGCTGGAGCGTATCGACGCCATCCCGATCATCGAGGGCGGTTCGATCTCCCCGCCGGGGGACTTCGCCGAGTCGCTTGGCTACGGCGGCTCGCGGCCCGCAGCGGTGATTCACGGTGTGTCCGACAGCCGGGTACTTAGCTGGATGTACCCGGTCGACTTCGCGGATGCTGACGAGCCGGAGCCCGAGGAGGTGGTCGCGTGAGCGGATACGTCGACCGAGAGAACACCCGGGCCGACTACACCCGGATTCACGGGCTCAAGACCGACGAGAACGGCGTGGTGCTGGTTGGCCCGTCGCTCTACTCGCTGTCTTCGACGCTCAAGAACTTCGAGTACGTCTCCTCGGTGTGCGACGAGTGCTCGACCGACGAGGAGCCGGTCGTCGCGTGGGTCGACGAGGTGGGCGAGGACGTGTGCCCCGAGTGCGGCATGGTGTGCGTCGCGCGAGAGCCTATCTCGTTCGCCGACCCGACGTTCGAGACGAACCGCGGCGGTTCTGACCCGACCGGGCCGTCGCTGGCCCCGGTTCCGTTCCCGCAGGACGAGACCGATACGTCGCTCTACACGATGGGGGACGCCGAACTATGAGCGAGGATCTGCCCGAGCTACCGGAGTTCGACTCCGCCGTAGACGAGGACGCCATCGTGGCGACGGTCTTCGAGCTTCACGACGCGATGGACTTGTTCAAGGAGTGGGCCGCTCTCACGACGCTCCGTATCGAGCGCGAGATTGACGAGGCCGACTCCGAGGAGAAGGCCGCCGACCTTCGGACGCTGATCGAGTGGGTCGAGACGGTCCGGCGGCGGCTGGTTCTCTCCGAGGAGGAGTCCCTTGAGACCGGCCCGTTCAGCGAGGACGGAGCATGAGCGTCCCGAAGCCGACCATCGGGTCGGGCGACGTGGTGGCTCTTGACTTCGACAACACGCTGACGGTTCCCCACGAGGGCGACGACCCGTACAAGATGGGCGGCGAGGAGCCGAACGAGGAGATGATCAAGTACGCCCGCCATCTCAAGGAGAACATCAACGCGACGATCATCATCTGGACGGCCCGACCGTGGGCGCACGCCGGCCACATTGCCGGGCTGCTCACGATGTGGGGCGTCAACTTCAACGCTATCCGCTGCGAGAAGGGTGGCGCTGACGTGTACGTTGACGACCGCGCAGTCCACACCTCCGAGGTCGAGCTTTACACCGATCCTGCTGGAGACTGATATGGAACTACAGGAGTGGTTCTACTGCGCGTGTTGTGACGTTTGCTTCAAGGAGCGGTGGCCTCGGTACGCGGACCGGACGCCTTGCCTTGCCTGTGATTGTACGTCCATCTGCCTGTCCGACGTTCGGTACGGGCTCGGAGTGGACGAAAAGACGATCTGCGAACTCTACGACCTGTAACATGAAACACCGAGACAAACAATGGCTGAGAGAACAGTACGTCGAACAAGGACGGACTCAGCGAGAGATTTCGGAGCTTGCCGACGTTTCTCAGTCCGTTATCTCGGAGTGGATCGGTAAGTTCGGTCTGCGGAACGAGGATACGACCGACCCGAAGTACGACGACCCCGGGCATCTTCGGGAATTGTACTACGAGCGCGGCCTATCTACCGACGAGATCGGAGAGGCGGCCGGGTTGGCCGGTCGAACAATCCGAGATCGATTCGAGAAGCACGGAATCTCTACACGGGACATGAGTTCTGCCAAGGTGAACGCACACCGAGGAGATCCTGTCCCGATTGAGAATCACGAATACGGCTACATGGTGTGGGTTCATACCTACGACGGTGACAGAGATCGGGTGTACGTACACCGTCTCCTCGCCGTGGCTAAGTATGGATTCGACGCGGTTGCCGGAAAAGACGTTCACCACATCAACGAGTGTAAGTACGACAATCGGGAGAGCAACATCGAGTTACACACCCGCTCGGAACACACTTCTCTACACCAATCTAAAAATGAGTAAATCTGTTGCGGATATTCTTCGAGATGGCGGCGATACGTTTGAAAAGAAAACTCAGGATTACGGCCAGTCATGGAGATCGGTGGGTCACATCATCCGGGAGATGGCCCACGACGAGCCGATCGTGCTGGACTCCCCCGAGGAGATCATCGCGTTCGGCCTGTTCACCCGGCGGCTCGACAAGCTCTCCCGGGAGTTCTACGGGACGTTCTTCGCGGAAGACATGAACTTCGAGGGACCGGTGGACAGCGCCGAGGACGAGAGCGTATATGCTGCCATGTCGGCGAGCAATCTCCGAGATATGGCCGACGAGGCCGAGACCGAGGAGAAGGACGTGTTCGAGGCCGTCGAGAGCTTCGACCTCAAGGAGCGTTACCCCGAGACCGGCTACGACCGGGACGGCCCGCTCCTCGGGATCGGCACGCCCCCGGAACCGGACTACGACTTCGAGGAGCGCGTGCTGGCGTGGGCCGACGACTTCACCGATCATGGTGTGTTGCTAACGGAGGACGTTCACGACGAGTTCTCCCGCGAGGAGGAGAGCGAAATGGCGCACTCCGTACTCGACGGTTCCGAAGATTGGGACTACGACACCTACGCGGGAGCGTACTTCCGGACATGATCTTCGAGAACAAGGACGCGCTGGCCGAAATTCTGGCGCACGCGGCTGCGGCCGACCGAACTGTAATCGAGTTCCGGTCCTCCGGAGAGGGGGCCGAGCGCGAGGTTCAAGCTCTTGACATAACGAGTCATGTTGAGGAGCTTGAATCGCGCGAGAACCGCTCGGACGAATAACTGCCTACCTACCTACCGATGTTCGACCTATCTACCTACCTGACTGCTGTTCAGACGATTGACTTTGCGGACCCGGCCACCTTCGGCGTGACTGTGGTTCTCGGTGCGGCGACGATGCTCGCGTTCCACCACATTGGGCGCGTCAAGGGCCAAGGCGAGGGCTACGTTGAGGGCTTCGACGATGGAGTCGGAGCCGCGGACACTCGCGCCTCGTACCTCGACGGTTTCAACGACGGTCTCGACGCGGCCGACGAGCGCGGCGCGTACCTCGACGGCTTCGAGGACGGCGTGGAGGAGCGGTAAATGTACCCGCTCTACCCCAAGGGGGAAGACCAGATCCACGGACCGATGTGCCGGTGCCGTCTGTGCGAAACTCGGTTCCGCTAATGTTCATCGTACAGCTTCTTCTGACCGCCCTTGCCGCCTGCCTGTTTGGCCTCGTACTCATAGGATACACATGGGGCTTCACGGCGGGAATCCGGGTCGGTCGGAGGATGTAAGATGGACGAGATTCGTGCGGCGCTTCTGTCCGAGTTCGAGCCCTTCGAGACGGACACCCGGTGTCTTGCCTGTGGCGAGCGCCTGAAAGTTGAGCCGAACGAGAACCACGGCTTCGACGTGCTGTGCGGTGGTTGCCAGCCCCGCGTGGGCGTTCGTGGAACGGACCGCGCGTGGATCGAGGCCGAGTTCTGTGAACCGTTTGAGGAGACCGGGGTTCCGGCCCCCGTATCGAGAGCCGGAGAAATCTACCATGCGAGGGACTGACTACGACTTCCCCCCGGAGTGGGAGTCGTTTACTGACGAGGAAAAGAGCGACTGGTTCACGGAAGAACGGTGCCGCCGACAGGCCATGCGACAGAACACCGGCTTCGCCAAGCGCGTGGAACAAGAAGAAGAACGACTGCGGCTCCGCGACCGCTTCCGTAAATTCGTGAGACTTGGAAAATAATGTATTGGTCGATCAACTCCGGAGGATATGAACAAGTTTCTGTTCTGGATTGCGGCACGGAGCGCACCGTTCTGATTCACCGACTCCAAGCCATAGCAGAGTGGGGGCAGGACGCTGTAGTTGATAAACACGTTCACCATAAAAATGAGTGTAAGATCGACAACAGAGTAAAAAATCTTGAAATTCTTAGCCCGGCCGAACACGGACGCAGACACAATCCGGGACACTCTAACGACGAGTGTATTGAGGCGCTGGTCTCTGTTGGCGAGGACTTAGGACACTCCCCGAGTATGCTGGAGTATAAACAGTACGACGGGCTGCCTTCTGTCGGATTCCTAATTAGCACGTTCGGATCTTGGAACGAGGCGAAACGCGCGGCGGGTCTTGAGACTGTGGAACAGCCATCTAAAACTCCCGAGGAGGATTGTATCGGGGCTCTCAGGAAAGCCGCAGGATTGCTCGGGGATTCGTTTACAAGAGAACAATACGAGTCCCTGAATTTCTCGCCCCGAGCGGCAACTATAGAGAGAAGATTAGGAGGATGGAACGCCGCGAAGGACGCCGCGGATCTGCCCGCACTTAATGTGAGACAATAATGCCAGCACCCACAAGCCCCAACTTCGACAAAGCGTATAGACTACAAGAGGAGACCGGCTCACTCCACGCCTACCTAAGCAAAAGTAGGCTAATGGGTTATATCAAGAACCCGCGCCACTATTATTTGAAATATGTCGTCGGGATCAAGGAGCCCACGAACGAGGCAATGTGGAGAGGAGGCCAGATCCACCTCGCGTTCGAGAACTACTACCTGAACGTGCTGGAGGACGTGGGGGTCAACGGCGTTCTCTCCCACCCCGAGGACCTTACCCGGTATCTCCCCGAGGACACGACCGAGTGGGCCGCGTGGACGCACCCGTTTATCGTGAACTTCATCGCGTGGGAACGCCGCCGGCTCGCCGCGGCCGAGGAGCACGCCCGGTCGACGCGCAAGACCAAGGTCGACGAGGAGACCGCGCTGCTCTACGCCCCGATTGGCGTCGAGGAGGAGCTTTGGGATTGGGACAGCTTCGGCTACCCGGTCATGGGCTTCGCCGACGTTGTTCTGTGGTCCGCGTCCGTCCCGGAGGTCGAGGCGACCGAGGGAGTCACGGTGATTGATTTCAAGACGGGCAAGTCGGAAAACGGATTCAAGTACGGCGACAAGCCCGGCGGCGTGCTCGACGAACTCGAATACTACTCCTACTTGTTCGAGGGCGAGTACGAGGTCACGGCGACAGCGATTATGTACCCGCGCGACGACGAGCTTCTGACGGCGACGCCCGACGAGGAGCGCCGTGCGAATCTGATCACCCAACTGAACACGCTGTGCGAGCTTGGAGACGACGAGTCGGAGTACCCGATTCAGTCTGGCCCGCTGTGTATGTACGGCTCCGACCCGAGCAAGCGGTCGGCCTACTACGACCTGTGTCCCGACTGTAAGTGGGGACAGGAGGGCGGTCCGGGTCCGAGTTATGTTGATTCGGACATGAATCCGGTGTAATAATGATAGCCTATTGACGGGAGGGAGAGACATATATACTTCAAAACTCTAAACGGTAGAGTAGTGTCACACGAAATACCGGACTACTTCCCCGATCCCCGTGTTGAGACGATCAATCTTCGGAACGCCGGTTTTCCGAAGACTCTGCCGCCTCATATTCCGTTACTCCCTGAACTCGGAGAGCGTCTGGTCCGGGCTTCGGGTCCCGTTGCCGATGCTATAGCCCGGCGAGCAATCCGAGAGGGCGAGGAGTGGAAGGTAGACTGTGGTCTCTCGATCTCGATCTACAACCCCGGACCGCCTAACGGTGTGTTTGTAGTTGTAATTGAGGAGAAGGCGGACGAGGGTCCGCTGCGAGACTACTATCAATGTGACGCCGAAGACATACCAGCGTATGCTGCTTCGGTTATGGCAGATAGACCGGACGAGAACCCGGATGAGCAATGGTTCATTTCCGTGGTGAACGACCCGGCGCTGGCCCGTGGGTTAGAGGAAAACGGAGTCGGCGAGTTCTCGCGCGCCGTGTGCGAGATGATTGACCAGATTCCCCCGGAGATGGCTTGCTACGGGATGCCGGACTCGGTTCAGGAATCCGACCTTCCAGCAAGTGACTTGTTCGAGACGACGATGGAACTCGACTGACCGCCGGTAGCGGTCTCTTATCTGCGGTTCTGCGATCTTGACAGACTACTATATTACGACTATTGAGGAGCAACGCACGGAGAGCGGCACGGAGGCCGCGGTGTGTGTGCGGGACGCGGAGGGACGTGCGGACGTTCTGACGCTCACCGGGCTCAACCCCGCGTTCTACGCGCTGACTTCCGAAGTACGCGAGGCCGAGGACGACCTGCTAATGAACGGTCGTGTCCGCGGTGTCTACCACGGCTTCGAGTCCCTGTTCGGGGACGACGTGAGCCGGATCGACGTTCGGACGCGCGACGACGTGTACGAACTCCGGGAGATGTTCTCGGAGACCTTCGAGGCGGACCTGTGGTACTCGGACCGGGTGCGCGTAGAGGGCGAGTTCTACACCGGTATCTCGGCGGCCCGCAAGCGCCTCCCGTTCCACGAGGCCGAGCCGGCGGACGTGACGGTCCCGCTGCGGGTCTGTACGTTCGACATTGAGACGGACGACCGCGGCGAGTTCCCGGAGCCGGGAGAGAAGCCCGTCCTCTCGATCGTGGCGCACGACAGCTACGACGACGAGTACGTGGGCTTCGTTCAGACGGGCGGGCGTTCTGCCGCTGAAATGCTCCCGGGTGGGAAGCCCGAGGAGTTCGACGTGGTTCACACCTACCCGGACGAGGAGTCCATGTTGGCCGGGTGGGCGGACTACCTGTCCGAGACCGACCCGGACGTGCTGACGGCGTGGAACGTGGACTTCGACGCGCCGTATCTGGTCGCGCGGTTCTCCGAGTTGGGGATGAACCCCGCCCGGATGGCACGGCTCGACTACGCGGGTCTGACCAAGCGCGGCGACGCTCGTATCTCGGGTCGCGTAGTCTACGATATGCTGGACGCCTACAAGTCCAGCCAGCGGACCGAACTCGACAGCTACCGGCTCGACGCCGTGGCCGAGGAGGAGCTTGGCGAGAACAAGCTGGACCACACGGGCGAGTCCATCTACGAGATGTGGACTGACGACCCGGACAAGCTGCTGCGGTACAATCTGATCGACGTTCGGCTCGTGGTCGAGATCGACGAGGCGACCGGGACGATGGGGTTCCGGCGCGAGTTGGCACACGAGGTCGGCGTCGGCCTCGACGGGACCACGGCGAACAACCAGTTCATCGGGATGCTGGTCCGCCGCAAGCTCCACGAGTGGGGCAAGGTGGCCCCGACGGCGAGCGGCGGTAACGCGTGGGACTCCTACGACGGCGCGTTCGTTCTGGACGCCTACTACGGCGTCGCCAAGAACGTCCTCGGGATGGACCTTGCGTCGCTGTACCCGTACACGATGGCGATGCTGAACGCGTCGCCCGAGTGCCGGGTGGACGAGTCCTTCGACGGCCCGGTGTCGGTCGCCCCGAACGGCGCGCGGTTCCGGCTCGACCGCGAGGGTCTGTTCACGTCGCTGGTGAACGACGCCATCGGGCTCAAGTCCGACTACAAGGTCGAGAAGTTGGCCGCCGCCGCGGGCTCCGCCGAGGAGAAGCTGGCGTCGGTCCGGTACGCGGTCTCGAAGACTATCACCAACTCGATCTACGGCACCCTTGGGTGGGCGAGGTTCTTCCTCTACGACGAGCCGACCGCTGAGGCCGTGACGACGATGGGACAGGCTGTGATCAAGGAGACGCAGCGGTTCCTGAACGAAGCTCGTGACAGCGAAGTGATATACGGGGATACGGACAGCAACTACGTCCGGCTCCCCGAGTCGTGGGACAAGGACCGCTGCGTCGGATATGCGATGGAACTCGCCGAGCAGTTGAACGACGACGTGTACCCACCCCTCGCGGCCGAGTGGGGGATGGGCGACCGGGAGTGCCTGTGGGACATTGAGGTTGAGTCCTACGCCCCGGTGTTCTTCCAAGCCGGCAAGAAGAAGCGGTACGCGCAGCGCGTGACGTGGAAGGACGGCAAGGACACCGACGAGGTGAAAATCAAGGGCTTCGACACGAACCGGTCGGACACGGCCCCGCTGACGAACGACCTTCAACTGGACGTTCTGACGGCGATTCTCGACGGCGCGGACGAGGGTAAGCTGTCGAGTCTCGTGTTCGGCTACTCGAAGAAGCTCGCGGACCCGGCGACGGACCCGGAGTACCTGTCTGTCCCGCAGGGGATAGGACAGGAGTTGGACGAGTACGATAGCCCGGGCGCGCACGTCCGGGGTGCGATGTACGCTAACGCCATCATGGGGACGAACTTCGGGAAGGACGACAAGCCCCGGCGGCTCTACATCGAGCCCCGATACTTCCCGCAGGTCGGCGAGGAGATCGACGTGATCTGCTTCGAGGAGAGCGAGGAGCTTCCCCCGGAGGTCCGGCCCAATGTCCCCGTCCTGAACGAGAAGCTGATAGCGAAGACGGCTGGTCCGATTCTGGAAGCCGTCGGTATAGATACGTCCGCGGCGATTCGCGGACAGCAGCAGCGCGGACTCGCGGACTATGTGTAATATGAAGACCAATAATATAATCTGTGGAGACTGTATCTCTGTAATGGCCGAACTCCCGCGCGATAGCGTAGACCTTGCTATCGCAGACCCGCCGTACAATATTTCGGGGGGTTCTGATTTGGTCTTTAACGGGACGTGGGAGAACGACGATGGTGGCGAATACAAGGGAGGATGGGAGAAGGTAGACGAGGAGTGGGATGATATGTCGGATGAAGAATATTCTCGGTTTAGCGAACGGTGGCTTTCCGAGCTACACCGCGTACTCAAGCCGGACGGTTCTCTGTTTCTATTCGGAACGTATCACCACGTCAATGAGGTCTTGTCCGTGGCCGATTCGTTCGAGGTGCTAAACGAGATTATCTGGTACAAGAGAGACGCCATGCCGAACGTGACCTGTTCTCGTGTCACGGCATCTCACGAAAACATCTATTGGCTGACTCCAAGAAATGACGAGGGTTGTTATTTCAACTATGAAGAAGCTAAGAAAATGGGATTGTCTAACGACCGGTTGAACGAGAAGAATAAACAAATGCGGTCGGTGTGGGACATTTCTAAGACCAAACTTGGAGATGAAAGAGACGTAGGCCACCCGACACAAAAGACGCTCAAGGTCTTAGAACCAATCATCCGAGTGTGGTCAGAGCCCGGAGATGTTGTGCTGGATCCGTTTGCCGGGTCGGGATCTTCTCTTGTTTCGGCCAAAATCAACGACCGGCGATATATTGGAATAGAGGCCGATGTGGAGTGGGTCGAAAAAGCACGCGAATTTGTTGATCGGGTATCTGAAAAACCCGACGCGGTTCGTAAAGTATCGGCGTAAAACCGAGTCTGAAAATTGCGGAATATGTGTAAATCTATGTTTGACAGCCTAATCGAGAACGAGTGTGTAGACCTTCTGACCGAGCTTGCGGAAGCGATCGAGGAGCAGCGCGCGACGGTGCGTTCCTACTCCATGACCCACGATACCGAGACCGAACAGACGACGGCTCTCCGAAACGTCGTGATTGAGGTGGACGGGTCGCGGTTCCAGCTTGAGGTGCGGTCGTGAGGCGTTCTCGGAAGAACGATTGGCGGTCGGCCCCGGAGTCGACGGTCACGCCGTGCGTCGGGTGCGGCTGCGAGATCGGATGGGCGAACCAGATGTGCGGTTCTTGCTTAAGCGAGGCCCGCGCCGGAGACCGCCGATGATTCTCCCACGAGGGTGGTCCGAGTCCAAGGTGCTGATCGAGTCCTACGACTCGCTGGACCCGCACGAGTATCTGGACGACTACATGGAGGCCGCCATGACGGAGATCGAAGTCGAGAAGCGGTATGCGTTCACCGTGGGCGTGCTCTACGGCATGGCCCTCGAAGCTGGCAAGGACGAGCCGCTTCTGGAACGCCTCGATAGCCGCGGAGAGCTATGAGCACCGACCGGCTGTACCGCCGAATCATGGCCGCCTTCGAGACGGCCTACCTCGACCCGTGGGCGAGCTTCTACCGAGACACGCCCGAGGACCGTGAACACGACTGAACTACCTACCATGACAACTACCACCGACGACGTTAGCAGCAGCACCGAGACCGACGAGCCGTTCTTCGCGCAGGCGGACAAGGATACGTGGCAAACTCCGCCCGGAATCCTGTCCGCGTTCGAGGCTTACGATCCTATTGACACGGACCCGTGCGCCGGGCCGGAGACCCGAATCGGGCGCGAATACAACTGGACGATCGAGGACGACGGGCTGGCGTGGCCGTGGGAGGGCACGGTGTTCGTCAATCCGCCGTTCTCGGACAAGGTGACGTGGCTGGACGAGGTTCTATCCCGGCTCGACTCCGGGGAAGTGGACCGCGCTTACGTCCTCCTGCCGGACTCGACGGACGTTCAATCGTGGTTCCACGGTCGGATCGTCCCGAACGCGAACTACGTGTGGTTCGCCGAGGGTCGCGTCAAGTTCATCGATCCGGAGTCTGGCGAGCAGAAGGGCAGCCCGACCGGCGGGACCTGTATCTCCATGTTCGGGGAAGAACCGCCTGCCGAGATGCTGGAGTGGTTCTCGGAGAACGGCTGGCTCGTGGAGACGGCGCGGCCGTGAAGACGGACTGTCTGACGTGCGGGAACCGGCGGATGAAGGAGAACGGCGAGTGCGGTCCCTGCGCGAAGGCTCGGCTCGACCGCGTGTTCGAGAGTATTCACGAAAAGCGTGAGAGAGACCGTCCGGCGCTCTCGGGCCAGACCGGCTTGGGGGACTTCGCGTGAACCGCCTGAACGAACTGCCGCCCGGTGACTATTGTCCGGAGTGCTCCCGGCTGACGTGGGAGACCCTTGAGACGGAGCCCGGGATGTACGACGAGGACTGGAATCTGCTGTGTAACATGGAGTTGCGGCGGTGTCTGTCCTGCCTGTCTCTGTGGCGCGTTCTAACTGATTTGCCGACCTGATATGAAGACCCATTGCCATTGTTCTGCGGAGGACCGAGTGACGTACATCGAGAAGATCGACTATGGCCGCGATGCCGTTCATCGGACCCGACGGTGCGACAACTGTTGGGGACTGGTGGAAGTGCTGTCGTAGGCCCGTGCTGCGAGAGAACCGCCCGACGAACGCCTGCTGTCTATCTATCTAATGTCTGCCGAATCTACTACGGAAACGAACCGAAACATGAACGCTCCCCACGCCGACGTGGAGGTGTCCCCCGAGGTTGAGTGGGCGCTTAGACACGTCGCCGAAAAGGGAAATGACTACTCTCGATACGCCCGAGCACTACAGAACCAGCTTGGTCTTTAGTCTCGGTCGCTGAACGCCTCAAGTGCCGCTTCGAGCGACACGTCGGGATGCTCGCGGGCGAATTTTCGGAGGGCCTTGGCCGCGTCGCGGTCCTCCTCCGTCTCTGCGTCTAACGCGTTGTCCACCTCGGCGTCGTCCAGCTTGTCTTGTGCCTTCGCACCGTCCATATCGAGATGCTTTCCACACGTCGGACAGGCCGAGGCGTTTGGTGGCAGTTGTGCGTCGCACCATTTACACGAGTGCGGCGTGAACCGCTTTTCCTTCTCCGTCGGGTCCTTGACCCCGGCGGCAACCTCGGCCTTATCCCGGTGGTCCTCGTCGGAGAGGTGCGAGTACGTAGTTTCCATGACCGTCGAGTCGGGGGCGTGCCCGATCAGGAACTTGATCGTGCTGTCGGGTAGGTCGTAATCGGTCTTACAGATCGTGACGAAATTGTGCCGCATCATGTGGGGATGAATCGGCTTGTCGAACGAGAGGTCGCCCTTCACGTCTCGGAAGACCTGCGAGACCGTCTTCGAGTCGATCGGGGAGTGCGGATCGACGCGCGCCCAATTCGGCTTGGCGGTGAACAGGTAAGCGTCCGGGTCGTCGGGTGCCGGGTGCTCCTTGAGCCAATCGCGGATCGGGCCTGCGGCGGAGAGAAGCGGGCGGGTGGCCCGGGGCTGGAACAGGTGCTTTAGTCCCTCGTCCACGGTGTCGTTGAATTTCCAAGTGCCTTCTTCCACGTCTACGTCCTTGATTCGGAGCGTGCGGAGGGCCGTGTTCCTCATGCCGGTGTAAAGGAGCGTGGAGAAGATGGCCCGGTCGCGGTCGTGTTTGATGGCCTCGGTAAGCTCGTGGATCTCGTCACGAGTGAGCATATCGTCGGGGTTGATCGCCCGGTTCGCGTCCGAGGAGGCCGAGGCTCCGGTGTAGAGAACAATGTCGTTAATGTCTTCGACTCCGAGGTCGTCGTGGACAGCGTAGAAGCGCCGCCATGCGGACTGGTAGGTGGCGACGGATCCCTTGGTGCGGCTGTCCTTGTGGGAGCCGTGGCCGCGGAGGAGCCGGCTGGCGTGTCGGTTAAGGTCCTCGGCGGTGGCTTCGGAGAGGTGGACGAACTCGGCGGTGGTAAGGAGCGAGTTGCCCCATCCGGCGAGGGTGATCTTGGCGCGTTCTTTCCCTGCGTTGCCGTTCGGCTCGTCGGGCCGCCGCATGGAGTAGTACGGGTACTCGTCGCGGTAGACGAGGAGGAGTTCGGTGATCAGGCGCGCGTCGTCGGTGTAGATAGTTCGGTCCCGTGCCTCGCGGCCAATGCGCTGGTTGGTAGCCTTCCAGCGACGGGTGGCTTGGTTATCAGCCATACCATGCTATTGTCCCGCTGGTATAAAGGTCTATCTACAATTGGTTACAAGTCGTGGAGTAGTTCTACTACAACTACCCCGCGACCCGTAACAACTTCTTGGAAAACCCCGCCCTTCCCGACTCCGGCTCCACCGATATGTTCGCCTACTACGTATATAAATACTCCACCGGAATCAGCGCCGCCGTCAGCATCGTTGACCGAATCCGAACCAAGGGAGAACCCGCCGCCCAAGACTACCTCGACGCGCTCCGACTCGGCGGCTCCGCCTACCCCGTCGAGATCACAGAAACAGCCGGGGTCGACGTGACCAACTCCGACTACATCGAGACCGCCATCGAGACGTACCGAGACCTACTCGACGAGATCGAAACGGCGAGCGACCAACTCTAAAACGAAGCGTTGCCACTCTCCAGTTGTAGAGAGTGACCACGGGCCTCGTAGTGCCCGAAAACCGCATTTGTCAGAAACGAACCTCGGCCGTCTGATGGACTTCTCGTCCAAAACAGGTCCGAGACCTAAACCATTGACCCCGGACCGAAAATCCCGCAGGAGCCATCCTCGGGCGTTAACTTTCGTGAAGAATAGACCTATTCGGACTTCTTCTCCGGGAGCGGTCCGGCGGTCCGGAGAACCGACAGAACCCGCCCCGCCCACGTCGCCGGGTGGGTCAACAGCGCGATCAGGAACGCGATCAGCGGCACGTTCTCCTCGAACAGCCACTCGACCGGGATCATCTCGATCACGCGAGCACCTTCGCCGCCGCCTTCTTGCCCGCCACCGGGTCCTGCCCGATGGCCTTGTAGTGCTGAATCGAGACGAGCGGATTCAACGACGAGTATTCGTGGTGCGCGTACACGTCGCACGTTCCGTCCCCGTTGTCGAACCAGAAGACGTGCGTCTGATACAGCGCCAGACAGTCCGGCACAAGGTCAGAACGCGCCTCCCGGAACACCATCGAGCCAGCCTCGTACTCCGGCTCGCCCTCCGGCCCCCGGTCCTTGAGGCCCGACACGACGCCCTGAACGAACCCCGCTCGCCCGAACGTCTCCGCGACCTCCTGCGAGTCCATCTCGACGCGGGCCACGAACTCGACCGCCTTGGCGCGGTTCGTCAACGCAAACGGCGAGTTCTTTCGCACATACGGATCCGCCCCGGCCAGCACCGTGCGCCGAAGGGCGTTCCAATACTTGTTCTCCTCCGCGCCGAGGTAGTCCCGGCCGAGGTAGTGGTACAATACAACAACCGCAACTGTGGATATAGCCGAGGCTAAGACTGCCTCGGGCGTGATAGTAGATATCATTAGGCTTCCAAGTAGATTAGTTCGACAATCGGGCTGCTCGTCGTGACGCCCATCGTGGTGTCTCCCGGCGAGAACCCCCCGTTGACGTAGTTGTCACCGCCGGCACCTCCGGTGGCTACACGGTAGTCCTGATCGTCGCTGCTGGAGTCACGGCAATCGTCAGCATTACCGCCCTCACCAGAGTGTCGCCCGGCACCACCACCTCCAGCACTAAGTGCGTAGGACGAGTCGTTTCCGTAGTTCGTCGAATCCCCGTTAGGGGCATTGCCGTTTACGACCCCCGCAGTAGCACCGGGTACCGTCTGCCCGTAGGCGCTGTATCCAGACGTGTTTTTCCCGGCGTCTCCACCGCTACTCGTGCGAGCCCTATTAGAGTAGTTTCGCGTAGACACCGCTCCACCTCCTCCGCCACCAGCACCGACTATGATCGGGGTCGTTCCGTTCAGGACGGCAGATGCTCCCCCGCCACCACCTCCTAACGCAAACGGCGTGTCGTCGTGGTCCGACTGTTCACGGGCACTACCCCCTGTACGCCATCCATCTCCACCATTTTTTCCATTAGCGTCGGTCGCAACATGGACCTCGATATTGGTACCCAACTGACTTGTCGGAACCGTAGTTTCGGCGTATCCACCACGTCCGCCTCCGCTGCTCGACCGACGGGAGGAACCGGAAGCACTCCCCGACGCACCAGCACCTCCGACGGTGCGAATACGCAAGTAAGAATACTGATCTCGGACCTCGTGGGTGTAGGTCTGTCCGGGAGTGAAGGTGTGCTTCTCCCCGACGAAACCCCCCGAAGAAGCCATGACAAGCGAGGGCGTCGAGCCGGAGTTGTTAATCCAAATGTCTCCGGCGTTCTCGCTCGGCGGGGGACTCGCACCGACGTAAATACGGCTCTCTCCAGTCTTGACTCCAGTTGGGAAGTCCACCCCTCGAACATCTCCCTCGAAAGAAGACTGCTGAACGAAGTCGGTCGGGGGCTGACCCTGTACCGTGTCCGCGTTTTCAGCCTGCGCCGCGTTCGGCACGTTCGCGTTGTTGTTCACCCACTCCCGCACATCGTCCATCGTAGGAATCTTATCAAGAACCATCAGTTACCATCCTCCACGTAGAGCCCGCTACCGCTGATATACACAATCTCACCCTTGCCGATGCTCGACGGAACGTCCCCGAGAGACGCGAAAACTGGGAGCTTGACTCCCTCGAACAGTCTCGCGTAACGCCCGTCGTGATTGTGTCCCGCTACTGCCGCCCCGATTTGTGAGGTCGTAACGTTGTGCGGGTTTGTCGTATCCGCAACGTGGGCCGAAAAGTCGCCGTCGAGGGCGAGTGCTCTCCAGCCCCCAAAGTCAGAGTCGTACACCTCCAACTGATCGTTCTCCGTGTTCCAGAACTGGTGTCCGGGTCCCGGATTCGACGGCCGGTCAGCGGTCGCACCAGAAGAAGACTCGATACGAGAGTTCGTCAGCGAGATCAAGTGTTTCAGGTCCTTGATCATGTGGAACATCGCGTAGTCGTCGTACTCCTCGATCGGAGGAACGTCGCCTGTGTAGCTGTACCCGGAGGGGTAGGCCGTGCCCTGTTCTCCCCAATCCAGTAATTGTGTCGTGTAAGAAGCCATGATAGATCAGTCGATAATACCGCCGTAGGTGCCGCCCTCGCCCGTCGGGGACCCGTTCTCCAGCGAGTCGTAGCCCTTCGTCGGGTCGTAGTTGCCCGCGTCGTAGTCAGCCTTCGAGATGTACTTGAGAGTCCCCGACTCCAACACCTCGGCCCGGTATCCCGCCGCAAGCTGGTCGTTCAGAAGCGAGTCCAAATCCGAAGTCGAAACACCGATGTTCTGGACGGCCTCCCCCGAAACAGTAAACGAGACAGTCCCGGGCTCAATCGTCTCTCCCACCTGAATCGCAGACGGGGGTATGTCGAGCAACGTCGAGATGCTGGAGATAATCTCCGCGAGCGTTCCCCCGCTTGTGAGAAGCTGGTACGAGGCCATAACCCGGACCCGGTACGCCTCCTTCTGCTCTCCCGGTCTCGGGGACTCCCCGACGACCGCCCCGAGCTTCGAGAGTTGGTCAATAGTCCCCGCGGTCTGTGGGTGGGTCGCGTTCCGGACCTCCCGCATATCAGTCTCGATCCGATCCAGCGCGTCCCCGACCGCTTCGAGGAGCTTCGCGTTCTCCGTCTCGGGTCCGCGAGGCAGCCACGCAGGGAGCCCCGCAGCCAGCCGCTCCGCGTTCGTCGTCTCCATTACGGGTTCACCGTCGTGGTCGTAATTGCGAGAGAACCGTCCGTCGCGTCAGCCACCGCCTTCTCGTTGAGCGCGATGGGGATGTTCGAGGTGCCGACCGGCGGGTCCACCGTGTCGACCGTGAGCGAAGACACGTCGTAGACGCCCGGAGTCTGCCGAATGGCGTACTCGATCGCACCGAAGATCACGTCCTCGCCCACCTCAAGACGGCCATCCGCCGGGCTGTTCGAGGACAGAACGCCCCCGACGTACCGAACGATGTTGTTCCGGACCGCCGTGTCGCCCTCGTACTCGGTCGTCACGTCCAGCGCCATATCCACGTAGACCGGCACCGAGACCGCCTCCGACAGCGAGAGAGTGAACGTCTGGCCGTTGATCAGCTTGGCCTCGCCCGAAATTTCCGTACCGTAAATCCCGGCCGACGACGTGTCCCCCGCGGCCTTGGTATCCAGAAGCATCTGCGCCAGCGAGTCGTAGTCGTCCTGCGTCTCCGGCCCGTCCACGACAAGCTCGAACGAGTGCGGAGGCTGGCCGTCGCCGTCCGCCAAGTTCGTATCGTTGATGAAGATCGACGCTGACTGAACCGAGTCCTGAGCGAGCGCCTGCGTAATTAGCGCCTGCGCGGACGCCTTCGCCCCCGGCGTGAGCTTCTGCTTTGCTCGGAGCCGAAGCGAGTCGTCGTCCTCTCGGTCGGTCCCGTCCTCGGTCGCCGCCGGGTTCGTCACGGAGCTAACGCCCACCGTGGCCTCGCGCAGAATCGTTATCGTGTCCGGAGCGACGTTGCCGCCGGAGCCCCCACTAACCGCCTCGACCGGAGCAAGAACCGACGTGGAGCCGGACGTGAGCGTGCGGGGTTCTGTCGTCTCGAAGACCACCGGGTCGTTCCCCGGGGTCGAGACCTCCGTGCCTGCCGGAATCAGGTAGTCCTGCGTCGCCGCCGTTGCCCGGGAGAACTCTACCTCCCCCGTCGCCGCAGTCGCCTCCAGCCGCGGGACTCCGATAAGCGCCGTCAGCAGGTCAAGCTGTTCGTCCGTCGCGTGGTCGATCTGCGCCGAGTCCAGCACCAGCGCCAAGTCACGCTGTAGCTCGACCAGACGGATGGCGTGGGGGCGATAGAACGCTCGCAGAACCGAGACCGTCTCCTCGGGTAGCTCGTCGTCAAACGCCCGCTCCGCGTCCGCCATCATGGCGTCCACCACGGACTCAACCGTATCGGGCTGATAGCGCCCGTCAGAAAATGTCGTCATTTAGATAGTAAGTTCCGCCGTCTCGCCCGTGTCGTACTGGAGTTCCACCTTCGCGTTCATCCCTCGCTCGTCCTCCTCCACCTCTACCCGAATCGAGGATAGCTCGTCGACGAACCCCAAGGTCGAGGCCACCCGCGCGGCCTCCAGTTCCGTCTTTCGCAGCACGTTCTGTTCTGTCCCCCGCTCGCCGACCAGCCGCTCGAAATACGACCCGACAGCGACACGGAGTTGCTGTTCCCGAAGCTCGCGCCCCGTTACCGTCTCCAAGTCGCGCCCCCCACCGAACGCGACGTTAAATGTAGAATCGAGTTTTAGATCAATCACTTAGATCACCCACCAGTTCGTCCCGTCGCACACGGCCGTCATGGACTCCATGTGGTCGTTCAGGTAGTAGCTCCCCTGTCCGTCTATCACGCCGTAGGAGGGGGCCACACGGACCCGATTCGCCGACGAGTCCGCCTTCTTCACCGACACCTCCAGACCGTTCTCCTCGACAGGCAGGATCACCAAGTTCTCGCCCGCAGTCGCGTCCGAGATAACGACCTCGTTCCCGGTCGCGTTGTACGTGCTCGCGTCGGTCCATTGGACGTTCCGAGTCGAGCCCTCGACTTCGAGCCCACCTTCAACTCTAACCGGACCCTCCGGGGGTATGGTCATGCGGTCGTAGGTCCCGCTACCGTCGTTGAACTGAATCTTGAACGGTTTGAGCGTCCCCCCGCCGCGCGTCTGGACTCGGAACCCAAACTCCTCCGAATCTGCGTATCCGTTGTTGAACAGGTCCAAGAACTGCGGCGTTCCGTCCGGTTCGTGACGCATGAGAGCCAGCGTGGCCTCCTTTCCGTCCACCTCCGGGGCCTCCAACTCGAAGATCGTGAAGTCCGCACCCGTGTTCTGCGCGACGAGCTTGTCCGAGTAAGCCAGCGGGCGAGCGTCTAACTGAATACCCACGTCGGTGTCCGAGAACAACGCCCCGCCCGGAAGGGAAAGATTCAGATTCTCGGGGTTGAGGTACATCGCCTCCCGCAGCGCCTCGCTGTTGCGCCCGACCGAAAACCGAATCCCGCCGTCGTTCGTCAACTCCCACCTGTGGTAGTAGTTGTGGAAGTACAGGCGCGTGTCCGTGGCCGCGAGGTCCGGACTCGTCGTCGTAACCTCGAAGAAGTACGTGTCCTCGGGAAGCAGGCTACCGTCGCCCACGTACCAGAACATCGTGTCGTTCGCCGGCACCGTGACCGACTCGCTGAACTCGAAGTGGACCGGCCCGCTGCTGTCCGAGCCCTCGTAGTATCGTAGCGTTGCCGTCGCCGTGATCGAGGCCGCAGTCGGGTTCGAGAGCGTAATCCGGCTGTAGCTGTTCGAGTTCTGTTTAGGACCGGGGGAAAGCGAGAACCCCGCCGGACTGCCAAACTCGTAGTGGTAGTCCCGGGGGCCGGCCTCTCCGACCTGTAGGTCGTCAAAATAGCTTAATGCCGCAGGAGTCCCCACGTCCGCGTCGATCTGATCGAACAACGCGTCGAGTTCGGTAGCAAGGTTATCAGACGGGAACTGTGGCTTGTCCCACCCCCACTTGGCAGTCTTTTCGGTCGCCATCTACTCGGCCCTCGTCTTGCTCGCGCCGCTCGTAATCGTCCCCGTCAGCGTGCCCTCAAGGGCGCTCGATACCTCCACCGAGTCTCCCTCCCGGGCCACGACCTTCGTCGCGCCAGAACCGCCCAACTTCACCTCGTCGGCCTCCACCGTCACGGAGAAACCGCTGCCGTTTTTCCGGACCGAGATGGCCGTCGAGTCGTCAAACCGTAACTCGAACTCGCCCTCCTCCAAGTCCGGAACGTCGAAGCCCGGCGACCGGACCGACACCGGCTGCGCGAAGATCGAGCCATCCTCGGCCTCGTCCACCAGCACCCGGTCGTCGCTCCTCGGCATTGCGTAGGTCCCCGCGGCCGCGACCACCGGAACGTTCCGGTCCGCTGCCCCGGGGTCTGTGTACGCCACGTCGACGCGGAGGGTTCCGCCGATCACCCGGCTCCCCGTCACGACCGCCATCCGTGGGTACTTAGTCTTCATATAGAGTCTCCTTCGCAAATTGGTCCGCGTCTATCCACTCCTCGCTGCCCGGGGCTCGGATCTTCGAGGACACCGTAATTTCGTCCTCGGTGACGAACTCCGCCACGTCGACATACGTCAGCCAGCCCTCTCTCGCGCTCACCCGGTGGTTCATCCCGGTAACGATGTAGATGCCCGGGTGGACCGTCTTGTGGCAGTCCCGGTCGATCTCGGGGATCATGATAATGTCTCCGAGGTCGAGGTCTTGTGGCTCCACGTCCGACCCCCCGGACACCGCCGAGTTGATCGTGAGCGAGCCAGACGTTCCTTCCGAGATACGCCGCCGAAGCTCGTTCAGCGCCACCTGCTCAAGCTCCTTGTACCCCGAGATGTTCCGGGGCTCCAGTTCCAGAATCCGACTCCGGCCCTCCTGTGCGTAGGTCGCCACGGACCGGACCGAGAAGTCCGTCATGCCGCCCACGTAGTCGATCGGGCCGAACTCGGCGCGGTAGTTGTCCGTGTAGATACCGTTCGCCTGAATCGCCGACACCGGCACCGCTTGGTCGACGATGTTGTAGTCTGCGAGTCGGAGGTCGCGGGGATCTTCTCCCACCACGCCGACGTTCGCCTTCTCGCCGGGCAAGCCGAAAGTCAGAACGCCGTCGGTAGTGACCCACGACTCAACAGCGAACGTCGACTGGATCTCCGAGATGGCCTCCAGCGGGGTCGCTCCCCGAAACCGAAAGCCGCCCGACAGCCGCTCGGTGTGGAGGAGGGGCTTGCCGTTGAACGGGTTTCGCTTTCCCTTGATCCAATCCGGGTATCGCTGGTCAATCCACCGCTGGAACTTGCTGATGTATTCGCGCTCCGTCTCGGCGCGTTCTATCTCTCCGACGACCTCAACGCCGGTCAGAACGCCGTTCGGATCCGCGGTCCGCTCGTAGATGTACTCAACGGCCTCCCCGAGCGTGGTTTCTGCGGGCTCCCATTGGATGTGACCGTTTTCCAGAACCGCCCGCGGGTCCCGAAGGTCCACCCACGAAATGTCCCCGACGTGCCGGATCGATTCCTCGTCCGCGGCCAAGCGGCACAGGTCGGAGCCGTTGATGGACAGAACCGCCGGAATAGGATCGGCCTCGATCTTGCTGGCGATCAGCTCACCCGCCGCTCGGGAGACCTTCAACTTCGAGTATTCGAGCTTCTGCTGCTGGACCTTGTAGTCCACGCTGTACGGCAGAATCCGGACCCCGGTCGTCGGAAAGTAGACTTCGAGGTCTCCGAAGTCCGTGTTGCTCACAGGAGCCCCTGACGAAGACCGCGGGGCAGCGACGCCTCGTCCACCTCGCCGCTGCTCAAGATGCCGTCTTCCGGGATGTTCCCCCGCTCGGTGCGGCCGGTCGAGAGGAGGTTCACCTTGTAGTACATGGTGTCAATCCCGCTTCTTTCGCACTCGCCGTCCACGACCTGAACCTCGCCGGTCCACTCCTCGGACAGAAGGTCGAGGTCGCCACCTTCCTCCAGCAAGCGATAGAACGCCGCCCGCTCGCCGAACGGCATATACCCGGCCACGAGAATTTCCATGTTCTTCGAGCCGGTGTCCGTCACGGTCTCGCCCTCGCACACGTTGTCCTGCCGAGACTTGTTCCGCTCCTTCGACGGCTTGACCGTCTGCGGGTACGCCTGCGGGGCGAACACTATGTCGTTGTTGGATAGCTCGAACTGCGGGCGCTCGCTGCGCTCTCGGGATTCCAGCCGTTCTTCAAGGATTCCGTTTAGAAAACTCGTCATTTTAGACCACAGTCATGTTCTTCGACTCGATTCCCCGCTCCGTCGCGTTCCGTGCGACCTGCGCCTCGATCTCTCTCCGAACCTTCGGAGTCATGTCGCCCTGAACGACAAAGTTGTTCGTCACTTGAGAACCGCCCGAACCGCGCGGGAGGTCTCTTTGCGCGATCCGGTTTCCGGAGAGCGCCCACGAGGTTCCGGCAACCGCACCGCCGACCATCGCACCGGCCAGCGCCGGGCCGAGAGCCACACCGCCGGAGATTGCCCCCATGACGAACCCAACAACCGGGGCCGCCGCAGCGAACGCCGCGCCCATTGCGATAGCACCTCCGACGATGGCGAGGATACCACCAACAATGTCGTTGTTTAGCCATCCCGCGACCGCGCGAACGATTCCAAGAATCGGCTCGAACGCCGTCACGGCCCGAGCCAGCACCGCGCCGATCTCGTAGACCGTAACCATCATCTTCACGAACATAGCCGCGATGTTTGCCAGCGCGTCCTGATCGACGAAAGCCTCCTCGATCGTGAAGCTCAAGAAGTTCCCAATCGCCTCGCCGATAGCCGGACCGAACCGGCCCGAAAGCTGCGAGAGAATCGGCTGGTACTCGCGCATGGCGTCAAGGCCGCGACCGAGCCACCGAACGAGTCCCTGAATCATGCCGTACAGGTCGTCCTCGAAGACGGTTAGCCCGGCAAGCTCGTCAGAAATTCCCGCTAACTCCGAGCCGAGAATATCAAATCCAGTCTCCGAGATCGGCGCGAAGACTCGTGCCGCAGGCTGGATTGCCCGGAACAGTTCGTCCCGGAAGTCCTTGACCTCCTCCTTCGCGTTCCGCATGGCCTCCGCGAGCGTGTTTCCACGACCGAGCAGGCCGATTCCCATAATCGCCGCACCGGCACCGGCAACAGAAGCCAGCGCCGCGGCCGTACCAACGGCCTGCGTGGCGACGGCTACCAGAATCGGAAGCAGCGCGATAACCACACGAAGCAGGGTAGTGTAGCTCGGAATCGCGCCGTCAAGTCCGTCCTTAACGCGGTCCGTGAAGTTGTCTAAGTCTCCCGGAATTTCACCAGCTACCCTCCGAAGGTTCCGCAAGAACGAGGGCTTGGCGACCCGCGGAGCCCGAATACGCCTGTTTGGCTTGAGCACGTCCGGGTCTGGAGCAACCGACGGCGGTCCCCGGATAGGGGCACGACCGCCACCGCCTCCCCCACCTCCGCCGCCTCCTCCGGCATCCGGAGAGGGAGAGAACCCGCCGCCGACGGTGTTGGTCTTGATGTTCACCACCCGGTCGCGGGCCATGTAGTCAATCCGCTTGCGGGTGCTGGTGATCTTCCCGTTGTCGTCAATGTCGACCGAGGACTTGATCTTGCGAACCTCGGCCTGTAGCTTCTTGAAGTCGCCCCGAATCTTGTCGATCTCGTCCTTCGCCTTGTTGACGATCTCGACGATTATTTTTGCGCGTTCTGCCATGTGATATATTAGTCGTCCAATCCGTGCTCGGCACGGTACTCCGCAATTAGTTCCTCGGGATCCCGGCCCGTCTCCGCCGCCTTGTTCCGGAAGCTCTTGGTCTCGATCTGCTTGCCGCCACCTCCCGGCCGCCGCGCCCCGTTAGGCGTGTGTCCTCCGGCGGCGTTCTGTCCCGACTGCGCCTCCTCCATCATGGCCTCCTCCTCCTCGTTCATCAGCCGGATAGACTCCAGAAGCACCATCCGCTGAAACGAGGTCAAGTCGCCCACGTCGGAGACGCCCGGGAGGTTCATCCCGGGGAACTCGCGGAGAAGGATTACCCACTCACGCGTTATTTCGGCCGCCGCGAAACTTCTTGGCGTCCGCGAGGGTGCCCGTCACCTCCATGATCTCGAAGGCCCACTTGATAGCGTAGCCCCCGACGGTCTCGGAGAAAATCGTGTCGAGCATTTCCGGGTCGCCGTCCATCGCCTCGGCGTCGATACCGAGCGTACACAGGTACTCCATCGCCTGAATAAACTCCGTGTCGAACGCCGACAGGTCGACCTCCATCGCCTCGTGGTCGGCCTCCTCCAGCGCCTCCTCCATCTCACCCATCGCCTCCTCCTCGGTGAGATCGAACTTCTCGTCGAGGATGTAGAGGAACGGGTAGTAGTCCTCGTCCGGGACGGGCTTGAGCACGAGGCGAATCGGAACCCCGAACACCTCGTCGTCGAAGTCCTCCCGGTAGTTCTTGCCTCGGGTCATGGCCTCGGCAAGCGTGTTCAGGCTCTTTGCGGGTGCGTCGTCAGTCTTGTCGTCAGTAGTCATTGTATCAGAAAAATCGGGTGTCGCCGCAACCGCGGGCACGTTCTGTCTCTCTCAGGGACGAACGTCAGTTCGCGGGGTCGCCGTGCTTCCGGCCCATACAGATCCACTCGAAGGAGGTCTCCGCCGTCTCCCCCTCGGAGAACTGGAAGCCCTCGCCCACAATGAGCACCTGCGTGTACTCGGTGGTCGAGCCGTCCATGTGGGTGATCGTGATCACGGACTCCTTGGGAGCGCCGCTCTCGTCGTAGAGCTTCTGCGTAAGGGCCAGCTTGTTGCCCTTAAGCATGATAGAACCGTCGTGCTTGATGCTCTTGATGCTGTAGAGGTCCGGGTCAAGCTGACCGGAACCGTAGTGCCGTTCAATGTCGATCTCCGTCGTGGTGTCGAGATCGTGAACCGAAATGATCTCGTCCTCGATGGAGACCTCGATCTGCGCGGCTGCTTCTGCTTGCTTAGTCATAGTAGAATAGAAAAATCGCTATATCGCCGCGATTAGGCGAGCGTCGCGTTCCCCGAGGAGATCACGACGTTGATGTTCCGCAGCGGCTTCGCAAGCTCAAGGCTCACGTCCACGTCCGCGGTGTTCGCGTCCACCGGGGCCACCCGCACGTCGGTCCCGACGATCGCAGACGAATCCTCCAGCGACGCAAGGGCCGCACTCAGGACCGCCCGAAGCTGGTTCAGCACGGCGGGCTTGTTCAGCCGGCCGATGAACCGCTCCGCGTTCGCGTCGATCAGCACGGTCGCGGCGTCCACGCTTAGGCGCGACAGCGCGTCTGCGTACTGCGATTCGTCCGTGTTCCCCGAAGCAACACACGTCGGGTCGTTCAGGAGCTTCACGCCACGGGAGTCAGACTGGAGGACCACGACCTGCTGGTCGTCCAGCGCGGTCGCCTCCGCCTCGGTCAGATTGTGGTTTACCGAGTTGACACCCGAAAGCCGCTGGCGGATTCCCGAGCGGCCGATACCGATCCGACCGCGGAGACCGATGTACGAGCCCATCAAGAACTCGCCATCGCCGTCTCGGGAACTGTAGAGAAGCTGGAGCCGAGAGGTGTCGGCCGGATTCGTGTAGGTCGTCGGGTCTTCCATCCCGGGAGAAGCGCCCGCCACACCGATGATCGGGGTCACTCGGCCGGCGATGGCCTGAACCGTCGACAGAAGATCGCCACGAGCCTCGTCCGAGTCCGACAGAACGCCGATCCAGTCAACTACGTCGCCGACCGCGGACTCGATCGCGTCGAGGGCCGGGCCGTAGTCCAGCGCGACATACGCCACGTCTCCCGAGGAGGACGGGGCTGCGTCAAGGTCGAACTCTCCGGTCTGCGCGTTCACGTACACCTCGTCCGCCGACACCGGCTCCGAGGAGGGACGGTTGAGAGTCAGAACGGTCGTCTTCTCGGTGCCGTCCACGTCGAACGTGATCCGGCTGGCGTCCTCGACCAACGGGGCCGAACTTAAGCTGCCGGAGGTCGAGCCGATGCCCGAAATGTCCTCCGAGGCCACGACCGACTCGCTCGCCGCGGCCGCGTGAATCGGGTACGACCCGTTCGACAGCGCGTCCTGAATATTGCGAGCCAGCGGGGAGTCCCCGAACAGGCGCTCGGCCTGCGAAGCCGTGGTAACGCGGTAGTGCTGCTCCTCGACGGCAGACCCGGTAACAAGATCCGCCTCGCCCACGAGCGCCACGTCAGCAGCGGACCCGCCCGTAATCGGAACGAGATTGGCCGAGTCCTGCGCGATGTTGACGCCCGGCAGGCTTGAATTAGTGATTTGAAGAACCATAGTCAGAAATCGACCCGTAAGCCCGGGTCCACGGCCAGCGAATCGAGGGTCGCCGTCCCTACTCTACGAGGTCCGCAGAATACGGGATACTCGTTAGCGTGTCGCCATCAACGGCGAATCGCTGTAGGTACTCGAAGTCGAGAACCCGCCCGTAGACGTACTGTGCCGGCTCCCGAAGCATGAGGTCCCGCGACGTAGCGTCGCCGACCATGAGCTTGTGGAAGTCCGGCCCGAGCGCCGACAAGTTCCCCTCGTAGGGAAAGAACTCCGCCGCCACCGCCTCCATAACGTCCGCCCGCTCCTCGCGGTCGTTCGTCTGGACAACCACGTCCAATCCAAGCGACTGGTAGACGTGGTGTTCCTCCGCTATCTCGTTCCCCACGGCGTCCGTGATTGGGCCGGCATACGTGCTCGCCCCGTGGCGGCCAGACAGTCGCCGCGGCCCCTCCGCGGACACGACTACGCCGGGAACGGTCACACCGTCCGTCTCGCCCTTGAACTCAACCGGAATCGAGAGCGCGTCCCGAAGCCGGTCGAGAACGAGCAAAATTACGTCGTCTGCGTCCATTAGAGATACCTGCCGATGTTTTTCTCGACGGTCTTCCCGCCGGCCGCCTCGATGGCCCGCCGCCCCGAGACGGTGAATCGGACCGCGCCGAGACCTTCTTCGTAGATTTTGTCCCGGACGTAGCGGGCCGTCCGCATAACCTCCGGATCAACGCTCTCCATCAGTCGTCAGCCGGGACCAGCCCGGTACCCGCGGAGTTCACCGTCCACCCCGTAAGCTCGCTCTCGACCCACTCGATGATGGGCGGCAGCGGCGGCTTCCGGTTCGAGTACGAGTGCGGAGTCGGCCTCCGAACGTGGATACCGGACACGCCCCGGTCGACATACGCCGAGTGCGGGGCCATGTTCACGATACGGAGGGTCAGCGAGCCGTCCATCCGCTGAACGTAGCTCGACGTGAAGCCCTCCATCGTCTCTCGGTTGTAGACCGCGCCAGACTCTCGAAGATCCTGCTGTGCCGCCTTCTCGCCAATCTCGGCGAGGTCCGACGCAGAATCCCGGATACCGCGGGTGATCGCGTCCTCGATGTTATCAAGAGCGCCCTCGAACTCGACCGTCGCGTTGAGATCGAAGTTCCCCATTACGGAGTCACCCCCCGAAGGGCCGCCTCCTTGTGGGTGGGGTACGTCTTGATCGCGTCGACGCGGTGTTCGAGACCGAGGATAATTACCCGGTCGTCCTCCCGAAGATCCGCCTCTCGGGCAACGATTATGCTCGGCCGGTCCGAGCGTAGCCGTCCGGCGTCTTCTGCCCGAATTTCGCGCTGCCGAGAGCCGTAGAACACGACTCCCGTAACCGACCCCGCGGTTTCCCACGAGTAAGACTCGCCACCGTACCGGTCGGTCCCGGCCTCTGTCCGGCGCACGGTCGGGTACTGTTCGCCGACCCGAGAGATCGTCGCCAGAGCCTTGCGGGAGTAGCGACGGAGGCTCATGCGAGTTCCCCGTCGTCAGTACCGGGTCGCCCGGACCGGTCTGTCCGGTTCACGTTCGAGAGTCCGAACAGCGACGCCGAGTCCATGAGATACCGCAGCGACCGCTCGTAGCGGCCGACCCACGGGTGGTCGGCTTCGGCGTCCGACTCGGGGCGAACCTCAAGCTCGCCAAACGAGAACTGGTCCGTGCTGCCCTCGTCAATGACGAACAGGCAGGCGAGCCAGAACAACGCGTTCTCCGCGTCGCGGTTTTCGTACCAGTCCGGCTCGCGCCCGATGGTCGTCTCGATCTCGCGCTTTGCGTTCGACAACAGCGCCGAGAGCCGAGAATCAGACAGAAGCGTCGTGTCGGTAAGCTCCGTCTGTTCCCGCACCTCGGTCATTAGAGAAGAATCGTCAGTTGCCATTGTCGGTTAGCCCGTTGAGGGCGGAGATCAGCTTCTTACGCTCGTAGTCGAGGCAGCCTTCGAGGCCGTCGAGACGCCGCATTTCCGATGGACTTCGGGGAGTCTGCCCCGCAGTCAGCGCCCGTGCCGGGTCGTCCGGGTTCGCCTCAATAGCGAGCCCGACCCGGAGAGCGAGGTACGAGTCCAATGCCTCGTCATAGGCGTCGCCGTCCATCGAGAGAACGCCGCCCGCCCCGAGCGATTCGGAAACCTCGTTAGAGAGGATCCGCTTGGCGTCGGTCAACAGTTCACGATACGCCACCTCGGAGAAATTGTCCGACGTGATCTCCGGGTACTTCTCGCGTAGCCGGGTCAGCCTGCGTCGGTCAGTTGTAGTGAGAGACATTGAGAAAAGAAGTTAGCCCGTTCAGGCGACGTTCGTCGCGTTGAACTTGACACCCGCGAGCGGGTCCGGAACGACCGCGCCGTAGCGGGCCGAGCCGTAGGCACCGAGCAGCGCGCCCGGGTCGCCGACGGGGCCGCCGGTCGAGCCGTTCGTGATCTGGACCGGGCGGCGCTCGTGGAAGTAGAGCGGCCGTTCCGAGCCAGCGATGACGTGGGCCTCGTCGCCGGTCAGCCAGCGGGTCTTGTAGACGCGCATACCGTCGACCTGAATCCCGTTCTCCGGGAAGCCGGTCGTGCGAAGGTCCTCGAAGGTCGGGATGTTGTACGAGGGACCCCACGCGAGTTCGTTGACGAGCTTGCGGGCACCTTCCGACGAGACGAGGGCAACGTCAGCGACCTTACCGTGGTGCTCGACTTCCTCCTGCGCCGCGTACAGGTGCTCCTCCATCGTCGCCGACGCCTCGCCGGTAAGGGCGTTCGTGTCCGCGAAGACGTGGTTGTGGTCGTTCTGGAACGAGTACGCGCCGTAGTCCTCGGGGTCGAACCAGAGACCCGAGCCGTCGGCCCATCCGTTGCGGAGGGTCGAGAAGACTACATCGTGCTCGGCCTGAAGCGCGCCCTCGACAAGCGCCTCGAAGCGCCGGAGCACGTAGTCCGCCGAGTGGTCCTCGATGAGTTCCTGCGTCATGCCGAGCGCGCGCCCGTACTTCTTGACGCCGAAGGCCATCTCGAAGCTCTCCGTGTCGCCGGTCCGGGCGTGCTCGCCCTCGCCGAGTTCCTCCCACGTCAGATCGCCAGCGAAGACGCGGAACTGCTGATCGGAAACGTTCTGTCCAAGAGTTTCACGAACGGTACGGGGCGCGTCGTTGAACAGGTCGAGGATCTCCTGACCCTCGTTCAGAATGTCAACGAGCGGAACGCCGTCCTTCGTGTGAAGCATACGGTCTGCCATTAGAATATGTTAGATAGTTGAGACTGTCAGCGGGCCGTCTCGCGCCCATAGAAAGTTACTGTCCGTCGGCTCAGGCCGAGACGCTGTGGTCGGCGCTCACGTCGAGCGAGAACCGCTCGGGAGCGATGCCCACACCGACGACCTGAACAATGTCGCCCGCGGTCGAGGGGGCGGTCGTGGTCACGGCACCAGCGTCGCCGAGGTACACACGGTCGCCACCGGTAACGCCAAGCTCGGCGTCGTTGTCCTCCGCCTCGATACCGAAGCGGATGGCCGTAACGCGGTCGCGCCCGACGAGCGCGTAGTTCTCCTCGACGGCCAGCTTCTCCGGACCGGCCGAATAGTTAGCGAGGTCCCGAACGGGGGCCATCGCCATCCCGACGGCCGCGATGCCGTTCGAGGCGTCGGCCTTCACGAACTCGCCGCTTCCGTTGAAGCCAACGAGGTCGCCCTGTTCAAACTCCTCCGCCGCCACAGCCGAGTGGCGGTTGATGGGCTGTTCCGCACCGGTCGCAATCTTAATGTCTGCCATTGTTAGTAGAAAATATTATTCGAGAACAAGGCCGGGCACGCGGTCGAGCCGCGACGCCGCCTTCTCGGAGTAGTCCGCACCGCCCTCGGGGATCTCGGGGGCCTTCGGGGGCTTCTCGCTAAACTCGACCTCCTCGGTCTCCTCGTCCTCCTCCTCGGAGAACTCGGCTTCCTCGGACTCCTCGCTCTCCTCCTCGGAGAACTCTGCCTCGCCGTCCTCCGCGTCCTCCGCAAAGGAGACAAGCTCCTCCATCGAGAACCGGTCGACAAGCGTGTCCGTGTCGATGTTAGTGTAGTCGGCCGCCTTGGTGGCGAACGCGCTCTTGGCCTCCTCGACCTGCGCTTCCGCCGCCTCAAGGTCCTCGGTAAGCTCCGAGAACTGCTTTTCCTGCGCCTCGGCCTCCGCGTAGTTGGCCTCGTGCGCCGCCATAACGTCGCTGAGGGTGGCGCGCAGGCCAGCCTCGTCCATGTCCTCAACAGGGGTGTCGAGGGAAATCTTGCTGAAATCCATTGTAGATAGCTATTTACTCGCGGATGTGTGCGTGCGAGCGCCGCATATGCGATTCTCCGACCTTGTTCTCCGGGGAAAGCGCCCCATCATCGAAGGCAAGGTCAGCCGCCTCGCAAAAGGCAGGAGACAGGCCGCCCGTGGCCTTGTCGTAGCCGGCCGGGAACGGCGTCAGCGAGAACTCGTTGAGCGTCGCCGACACGAACTGGTACTCGTCCGCCGCCTCGTTGTAGTCGATCTCGTAGTCGCGCCCGAATCCGACAGAACCGTCCGTGATAGCCGGGGGTTCATGCGTGAAGTCGGCAATCGTATCGGCCCGAATAGATGAGCCGGTGTTCGGGATGTTCCCGGCCAGATACAGGGCGTCCGAGGCCCACGCAGCGAACACAGAGCCGACGTTCGACCGCTGGCTCTTGTCGTGGTCGTACTGGACCGGGACCGCCCCCGAGAACTCGTCCGCGACGCCCCGAAGGAACGACTCGGTGACTCGGATCTCCTTCCGGAGCCCGGGCTCCATCGCCCGGAAGATCACGTCGACGGACTCAACGTCGCCCGCCTCGGTCTCGTTGACCCGGACGCCGTAGTCGTTGAACCCTTCCGTGTCGAAGGGAGCACCGGAAACCGGCCGGTACGCGCTCGCTGAGAAGGCTAAGTCCGCGTCAATCTGTAAGTTCGTCATAGAATTGTCCAGAAGTATCCGCCGAAACCGAGGACCAGCGCGCCGACGACGAACTGGACCAAGCGGAGTGCTAAATCGTGCTTGTGAATCTGCGACTCGTTTTCCGACACACGAGCCTCGATCTTGCCGCTCTCTTTGTTCAGAACCCGCAGGTCTTCTCGAAGGTGCGTTACCTCCTCGGCCGTGCGAGCGGTGTTCTCAAGGATCTTATAGAACACCTGCTGGTCAACGTCGCCCATCGAGGGCCGTTCTTGATCGCCCCCGTCGTCATTATTCATCGGTCACGTCTCTCTGCGGACGGCTGTTGCCATCTCCCGTCGCCCGCTCCGGGTTCTGACGGCCCTTCGCCGCCCCGGAACTCGATGGTTGTCCGGTGCCGTCTTCCGTCGGACGGCCGCCGTTCGGGTTCTGTATCTCGTCGCCGCGACCGGCCAACTCGCCGAGTAGATCAACGATCTCCGATAGTTCATCCTCGTCGGGAAGCTCCATTTCGGGGTCGATCCCCATCCGCTCCGCGGCAGCCTTCCGGGTCAAGAACCCGGACTGGAACATCCGAATCGCCTCCGCCGTCTCAAGCCTCTCCTCCTCCGAGGAGTGCTCGCCGAACTCGAACTCCGGCGGGAGGCTCCGGTAGTCCTCAACCTCGCCATCGCCGGCCAGAATCGAGACAAACACCTGATACCGGATGGTGTGCCTAAGAGTCTCACGGAACCGCTGAATCCGCCGGTCGAACTTCGGCATGACCGCGACCGAGGTGTTCCGATTAATGTCCGTGTCCATCCCCGTCAAGAACGGGGGGACGCCCACGCCAGCGTGGATACGGTGAAGCAGGTGCTTAAACACCGGTTCGAGGGACATGGCCCCCGAGGAAGACGTGGTGCTGGTCGTGCCAACTACGTCGTGGTCCACGTCGTGATTCACCGCGATCATGGACTCCGGCTGTATGTCCTCCATCGTGTCCAACCAATCGCTCAACTGCGTCTCGGAGTAGTACCGGTCCTCGTCGCCGAGCTTCCAAATGACCGGAGGGTACGCCTTGGTCTCGATGAACCGGGCGTAGTCGATCTCCATGTCGCGGAGCATATCGGCGACCTCCTGAATCGGCTCGATGATCGAGCGGCCGAACGACTGTCCGGGGATGGGGAAGAACCGCAGAATCGCAATCTCGTCGGGTGCGAACTCGATCGGCTCGGCCGTGCCCGGCGCGTCAAGCTCGTACCCGGTGATCTTTCCGAACTCGTCGGTTAGAACCGAGACGAGCTTGGTCGGGAGGACCTTGGGCTTGAATACCTCGTCCTCAACGACGACTTCGAGGAATCCCGTACCATCCGTCAGCGCCGTGTCGACCCATTGGTCGAGAACGGGCTTGAAATCGGACCGCTCGATCAGGAGCTTGAACGCAGCCACCTCCTCCGGCGTCTGACCTTCCTCCGTCTCGGGGATGTTCGCAGGCGCGACGTTGAATCCGACGCCCGTGATATAGTCAACAACCGTGTTCACCATCTCCGAGACGTGCGGATCGGTCCGTCGAATCGCCCGGAACTGGTCGATCCTGTTCTGCGGGGGTTCTTCCGGCCGCGGCGTGCCCGACGCGCCCTGATTGCGCCGAAGAACCGCCTTCGGGGAGTCGAGACTGAAATTAGCGACCTGTTCGTCGTCTAAGTCCAGTTGACCCGCGCGCGCGGACTCGAAAATGGCGTCCTCTACGCTAAGACTGTTTTTTGGGGTTACTTCCATAGAAATGCGAGTTATCGGCGCGCGTGCCGTGATTTGTACGTTCTACTCCGCCCGCTCTGCCGGGATCTCCGCAACGTTCCGCCCGCGAAGGCCGACTCGAAGTCCGAAGACCCCCCGCCGGCCCGAGACGCGCCCCCCGTAGGGCGAGAATCCGGGCTATCGTCCGCATACGACGGCCGTTCGACCTCGTAGTGCGCGTTCTCCCGCTCCACCGGATTCGACAGGCCCTCGCCGGAGAACCCCGGCGGGAACGCGGACATGACCGTCGCAATAGCCATGTCGTCGCGCCCATCCGGGCTGTTGTCCTTGCCCGAGAACCGGGGCGTCTGCGAGTCCTTCTTCTGAATCCGGCTAATCGAGAGAAGCTGCCGGCGCAACCGGTCGTCCGGGACCAGAGTCACGCGGTCGTTCCGCAGCGCCGCGTTCGTGTTACCGAAAATGTCAGCGACCTTCTTGTAATCCGAGAAGTTGAACGGGATCACGCCACCGCTGATCCGCGTCCCGAGCGCCGACTTGAGGAACTGCCCCGCCCCCGTCTGGTCGAAGACGAGGAACGAGCACTCCATCTGCCGGAACACCTGCGCGATCCGGTCGGCGATGTGCTCGACGTTCTCCACGTCGGGGTCCCGGATGCCGGCCTTCCGAAGCTCGTCGTCGCCCACGGCCTCGATGTGCCGCTGGTAACGACGGTCCTCGACGTGCTCGAACACCGAGATCACCGTGTCGTCGTGGCTCACGCCCACGTCCACGAACATGATGTTCTGGCCGCCCCGCTGCGGGAGCGTGTATTCGCCCCACTCGTAGTCCGGCTCCTTGCCGGCCTCCATCGACGCCTCGACAGACACACGAGAGAAGAACTGGTAGTTCTCCTCCGCGGGGATACACAGGTACTCCTGCTGGAACCCCATCGGGTCTTGAGCCCGGTCCGACTCCACCACGTCGATGTTCAAATCGGGACGCGCCGGTTCGAGATCCTGTTCCCACAGCGGGACCTCTATGTCGATCTCGTCGGCGTTGTGGAACGTCGGCTGGAACAGCGAGATAACACCCGTCTTCTCGCCGTCCTCGGTGTATCCGGACTCGGTGCCCTTGTTCTGCGTCTCCATGAACAGGTCATGGGTCGAGTTCGGCGTCGAAATCTGAAGCAGCTTCCCGTTCGACAGGGAGAGCATCGGGTTGAACGCCCGCTGTTGCTCCTCCTGCTTCTCCATGAACGCCATCTCGTCAAAGAGAATCGACCGGGCACCGTCACCACGCGCACCCTCGGGCTTCGAGGTGTACGCCATGTATTTCGTGCCGTTCCACAGTTCCAGCGTCCCCTTGTTGTCCGTCGGGAGCGGAACGTCGAACACGCAATGGTTGAAAATCTCGCGCAGGTCGTTGATCCGAGACCACGCCTGTTCCTCTTTCGTGACGACGATCGGGTATAGCTGGTTTGGGAGGGTCAGACCCTCAAGCGCCATACACAGCACCGCAATCGCCGTCCCGCCGATCCGACGGCCCTTCAAGAAGTTCATCGTGGACGCGTCGCCGTAGAAATACGCGTGAACGAACTTCGGCTGGTACGGCCCGAACAGCGTGATCCGCTGCGGGTCGCCGTACTCGTCCGGGAACCGAAAAATGTCCTCGATGATCTTGTCTGGACGACCCGCCCACCGCTCCTCTACGTCCGCCGGGTCCGCCCCGGTTTCATCGCAGAATCGGTGTAGTAGGTCGTCAGTTTCCATATCAAGGTAGGACGCTCACCAGCGAGTCCTCGTCGAACTCAAACCAGCAAGTCGTCGGGTCGTAGTCGTCTCCGTGCCAGCGCCACAGGGCCGCGTAGGGGACGCCGAACTCGTCCGAGAGCGAGAACACGTCCATGTCCGTAGGATTGCCCACGCCGTCCCCTGCGCCGGCTGCGGACACCTCAACCGGGTCGAGGTGCGGCATCGGAAGCGTGTCCGAATCCATGTCCACGATACTCGGTTCCGGTAGCTCGTCCGGCTCGTCTTCGGGCTTCGTCACGGCAGAACACCCGAATCATCGAGCGACGAGTGGGTGGATTCTTTCGCAATCAGGACCGGCCCGGGGCCCTCGTCCGCGTCGACGGCCTCGAAGACCGACGCCGGGAGCCCGAGCGCGCCGTCCGGTATCGAGCCCGTCGGTCGGATCTCGAAGTGCCGCCCGCCGAGCTTGCCTAATACTTTGTCAACGCCCGTTCTGGCGCGAAGTTTGTACACCTCGTCAACGTACATCGACGGGCGCTCGAAAGAGACGCAGAATATGTCAGCGTTCAACAAAAAGTACCCGGCCGAGAAGTCCTGTAGCATAGATTTAAATACCGAGAACGCATCTGTCCACCTGTTCCGTCGGTTTGTTCGCGCTTACCGACTCGGAACATCGGTTAGGTAGTTCGGATCCCCACACAGGGATACGCAGCCGGGCGGGGTGGTAGCCGCCCGGGTTTTCAGTCGAATTGAGAAGGGTCGTAAGAGCCCTCGCCGTCCTTGATCAGACCGCCGAGAGCCTTCGAGACCCCCTCGATCGCGTCCGTGCGGTCGTCGGTCTGTTCTGCCGCGTTTCGGGCCTTCCGAGAGACCCCAAGATTGTCCTTCATCTGCTCGATCAGCCGAATTTGCGTCTGATGGGCCGATGTAAGGCTGTTTGGCACGTCTTCGGAGACCGGAGACCCGGTTTCGTCGATTAGACGCTGCCCGGACGCCGAATAGACGCCCTTCGTCGTCACCTCGTACTCCGAGAGGATGTAGAGCGACGTTCTGAACTGCCGAACGACCTCGATCGCCATCGTGTCGAACGAGTGGGCCGCTGCGGGGTCTTCTTCGAGGTCGATCCCGTAAATCTCGGGCCAATCGAGCACATCGTCGAGGATTTCGTTCTCCTCGTCCGATAAAGTCTCTCGGATCGTTTCTGGTAGCGCGTACATTGAGTGTTTCAGGGCCGCAAGTCGTTCGAGATTTTCCGGTACGCCGCTTGGATTCGCAAACGGGCCTCCGTGGAAGCGGCAGGCCGGGTGGTGCTCGCCTTCATCGCCTCGACCAGCGCGGTTCGAGCAGTACCGCGTCGGTCCATCGTAGTCCTCGGGCTGCTTGCCGATCCGAGTGAGACAGTACGCCTCCTCGAACGGCACGCCCTCGTTCCGGAACTTCCGTGAATCGTGGTACTCGAAGCGAAGTTCTGCCAGCTCTTGAACCGTCGAACCGGTAACTTCGCCTTGAGCCATGTGTATGTGAAATTAAGTCGGGCGTTCTCGTTGAACTGGACCCGCCCACAGGTCCATTGTTCGTCCAAAGCGGGATAGAACCCGCCGCAAAACGCGGCCAAGCTCGATCCGTAGTGTGGACCCGAGTCCTACCAAGATCGGGTCCGGAAAACTGCCAGAATTGCGGCCTTGAAGCGTCCTATTATGGATAGAACCGCCGCAACAGAACAGCCACAACCGCCGACCCCAAGAAGGACAGCCTCGGATACCCCGGTCAAGGGTAGAAAAGTCCCCATCGAGGCCATCCTGTCTCGGTTCGCGTAGAAGAAGTCCGGGCTGTAAGACCTACAGGAGTCCCTGTTTGTGTCCTACTTCCCTCAACCCTACTAATACAAGTTACTATATATAGGACCCCCCACCCTTTATAAGCGTTACGCAAGAACGTGTATAGGCACAACTACACGAACGTGTATAACTGCGCCCCTACCAAGGTAAATCTATACACAAACTTGTATATACTCGGCATTTGATACCTCTCGCGCGCGCTCCTCCCCGATTCCTGATACGACACCCGCATAGGCGTGCTCATCGGTCCTCCATCCCCGAGACTTCTGCTCACAGTCCTGCGTGAGCAAGAACGTGTATAGATTCACACCCAAGTACCCCACAAATGAGCATAGACATGAGCATAATCCCAAGGGCAACCTCGAAAATTCCAAAAAATTTCTGCGGGGTAACACTCCTGTAGCGCGGACAAGACCCTGACGGTGTGCTAACCCCGGACCCCGGGGGGTCGACACGGGTGGGATATATCCACGGTCGTCGACGCCGGACGAAAGGGGGTCGACCGGGGCGGGGTCTCCCGGTTCGGGGGTCTCTCCGGGGGTCTCGGGGCGGGGTCGACGATCGGGGTCCGGGGATCGGAGAGAACCGGCCGGCCGGCGGGGTCTCTCGGTCTCTCTCGGGGTCTCCCGTTCGTCGACCGGCGGGGTCTCGGGGGTCTCTCGGGGTCGGATCGTCGACCGGGGTCCGGGGTCCGGCCGCCCCTCGCGCGCAGAAATCCGAAGACGTCTTACCACCGGGTACTACTACCGGGTGCTGACGAGGGATCCGGGGTCCGGATCGTCGACCGGTCTCGGGGGTCTCCCGTTCGTCGACCGGGGCGGTCCGGGGCGGTCCGTCGGGGCGGGCGGTTCTCTCCCGGTCCGGGGTCCGGTCTCGGGGTCCGGTCTCGGTCTCCCGGTCTCGGTCTCCCGTTCGTCGACCGCCGGCCGGGGTCCGTCGGGGGGTCTCAAGCCCGGATCGTCGACCGGGGATCCCCGGGGTCGACCGCCGGACGGGGTCCGGATCGGCGACCCTTCCATACCGATCCGATCCGCGGTCTCTCAAGGGGACGGATCGGGGTCCGAAAGGGT